TAACATTTGTGTTCATATTTTTTTCCAAAAGATTTTAGCCAGGTTTGTTCTCGAATTGCTTTTGGTATTCTTTCTTTGCTTTTTTTTCTTTTGTTTTTACTTTTTTTTCGTGCCATTTATTTAATTTAATTAAATAAATGTCTTTATTTTGTAGAACTAGTTATTATTATTATTAGGTTCTAATGCTAATATTCTTGATTCCAAAATTTCTACTTTATCAGAAAGAGATTTTATAATAGTACTATTATAACCTATACTATCATCAATAATTGGAATTAAATCCATATTTTTCTTTAAAGTCTCATTAAGGCTTATCTTACCATTACTATTTATATCAATTGACTCAGTTCCAGATATACTATTTAATACCCTATTTTTTGTAAAATACATATTATTTTGTCCTTCATTAATATTATCTGTTGTAAAATCACTTTTATTACTTAAATCATTTATTACTTTATCGGGTGTATAATAAAGATTTGTTTTTCCTTCTCCTAAATTATCAGTTGTTTGATTAAAAAGACTTGCTACTGTAGTTGCTTTCTCAGCAATACCTACAAAGCTCGTAGCAGTTACTGTATCAGCAGTTACTGTGTTAAAAGTAACATCAGATGTTTTACCAACATCTTGACCAATACTTATGTTTCCATCATTTATAGTTACCCCGTTACCTCCTGAGAAAACTTCTTTTACTTTGCTATCAGTATAATAAAGATTTTTTACACCTTGCTTTAAATTATCTGTAGTAACACCAGTTATCTTAGGGTTAATGCCGGTAAATTGTATAGAATTAGTAAATACTTCTTTGATATCAAGAATTGCTTTTTCACTCAAAGATATTTTACCTTCACTATTCACTAAAAAACTATTATTATCAGGAGTATTTAATTTTTGAAAAAGTGAAATAACCCTGTCATCTTTATAAAATCTATTGTTTGCAGTGCTTTTTTCCTGAATCATATCAGTATTAATTCCTGAAAAATCTTGAGCAGTTACTTTATTAAACTTGACATCAGAATTAGTACCTACATTTTGCCCTATACTTATTTCGCCACCAGTTATTGTCACTCCATCGCCTTGACTAAAAGCTTCTCTAGCTCTATCTACCGTAAAAAACTTATTATTTGCACTAGCTTTTTCTTCAACCATATCACTATTAATACCTGAAAAACTTGATGCAGTTACTTTATTAAACGTAACATCCGAAGTTGTATTTACTTCTTGGCCAATAACTAATTGATTGTTTTTACGTGATATACCTGTTCCAAGATTTATTTTACTTGTAATTTCATCATTAGATAATGGATTGTATGTTAATACACCATTACTATTATTATATGTGAGTGATCCATCGTTTTCATTTACACTAATTGACTCTCTAGAACGCTTTTCTGTAAAATATTGCCTTTTTATCCCTTCACTTAAAGCATCTGTTGTAAAATTATCTAGTGTTGTCACAGTGCCTTCAAGCGTTCCAACAAGTTTTGTTGCAGTTACTTTATTAAACGTAACATCCGAAGTTGTATTTACTTCTTGTCCAATAACTAATTGATTGTTTTTACGTGATATGCCTGTTCCAAGATTTATTTTACTTGTAATTTCATTATCTGTTAATGGTTTATATGTTAATTCACCAGAACTATTATCATATGTGAGTGATCCATCGTTTTTATTTACACTAAGTGACTTTCTAGCACGATCTTTTGTAAAATATTGCCTTTTTATCCCTTCACTTAAATAATCTGTTGTAAAATTACTAATATCTGATACTTGTCCTGTAACATTGCCTTTGACATTTCCAAGAAAATCTGCAGTCACTTTATTAAACTCAACATCAGAATTGGTTTTAACAGCTTGTCCTATTGATAAATTGCCTTTACTATCAACTGTTAATCCAGTGCCTAATTTTATTTTATTTGTTATTTGATTGCTTGTTAATGGAGAGTATGTTAATTTGCCAGTTTCGATATCATATATTAATGATCCATCATTTTTTTTTACACTAATTGACTCTCTAGCACGCTTTTCTGTAAAATATTGATTTGTTCCTTCAGTTAAATCATCTGTTGTAAAATTACTAATATCTGACACTCGTCCTGTAACATTACCTTGTAAATTACCTTTTATTGTTCCGCCAAACTTTGCATCTCCATTACTTTTCATTGAAATTATTTCACTTGACCCATTAAATAATTTTATTGCTGCCATAGATGTATCATCACCAAAAAGCTTTAATTCTGCAGGATGAGGAACTCCGTTTTCATCTTCTGGACCTTTTTGCATATTTATACCACCATATGCATCTAACGCTAAATTATCAATATCGTTTTTCTTATATCCTACTATTGTTTTTCCATCTCCTGGATTACTAGAAAGTGTTAAACCTTTCAATATTCTAGTATGTCCATGAATATCTGTAGCACCACTTTTTCCGTCTTCAGGAGTATCAAATCCATCTATTGCAAAAACCAAATTATTAAGCCTCGTCTTTGCATCCTCACTATCCACCTCACTTTGACCCGCATTCCAAACATCCATAATATCTTTTCCTGCTGCACTAGTAGATACTGTAGAGCCAGCCAAAGCACCTTTTGCACCGTGATAAATATTAAATGATTCTTCTTCATGTGTATTTCCAGTATCTAATGTAAGCGCGGTAATTTTAGCATGACCAACATCTAATTTGTGTTCTCCAGTTATTTTTAAATCGCCATCAATAACAACTTCTGTTAAGGTTCCATCAATACCTCTGAAGCTATGCGTTGCTGCAGTAAATAAATTGCCCCTTTTTCTTCTCTTTACATGAGATTCATTTACAGCTTGCATAATAGGACCAATAACATTAATGCCATTTTTTGTCTGAATACCTAAATCTAATTCGCTAACACTTTCGCCTATGGGATTTCCAGCAGTCCCACCATTGACAATTAATTTTCCTTTTCCGTCTTCAGTATCATTTCCTTTTTTTACCACCAGATTTCCTTTTATTGTAGCGCCACCATCTTCTCCATTAGGTATAACTGCTCCAAGCTCAACATTTCCTTCTTCAATGTTGCAAATTAAAGAAATTAATTCTTTTTCATAACCACGGCCTCTAAGATAATCACTATAATTTGAAAATCTTGTATCACATTTGTAAGGCATTTATATACTGATAACAGAAATAAATGTCTATAAATACTTATTGAGCAATTGGAAATGGTCGATTATATTTTGATACCACAAATCTTTCTGGCATAATAAGTCGTTTTGTTTTAAAAAACTCTTTTTCCTGGATCTTCTTAATTTCAGGAATAACTGGTTTTTGTGGATCAACCAAATTAGTAGAATTGATACCAAATAATGATGATTCAATATCTACTGGATTATTCGCAAATGTATTCCATGGCATTTTAGTTGGGTTAAATCCTAGTACAGGTAATGCTGGGTCATATGCTTCGCAATTACATGCATAAATGTATTCATTGTATTCATTTGCCTGTGTATATGTTTTTTGCTGAAGACAATATTCCGCAGGAGCATTGTTATTTCTTGTAGAAGTCATAATATAATATACACATATATATTTCTTTACAAACAAATAACTTCTTTTAATCTTTGAATATGCTGCAGTTTGGTTTTATTATTATCAATTATATCAATTATGCATCTATGTGTCAAATAAAATAAATCGTATGTAAATAATATTCTAAATAAATTACTATCTTCGGTTGCATTCTCTCCCATAAAAAGCATCAAATGTGTAAATCTAGTATTTTTACTTTTAAAAATATGAAAAATATCTTTTAATTCATCTTTTACAATTTCAAATAAAATATCTGTTTTATTTGTTATTTTAGAATCATCCCATTCTTTTAATTTAAATGCCTGCAAAAATTGTGATCTATACAAATCATCACTATCTAGTTCAGGATAAGTACATACAAATGATTTATCATAAATATTGGTCATTGTAACATAAATAATTACAATAATTTTAAGTAATTATTTATTGATAATAAGATAATTTAATAAAAATGATTTATTTTTTTGCGTAATCTCTATCGCGCTCCAACTCTCTTGATGGAAGACCACCTCTGATCCATCCTTCTGCTGCGACTCCTTCTACCAAATTAGCTGGATTTGAAATAGTTGCCTGAAGAGATGGTATCATTGGAACATTGCTGTATTTAATGTAAGATACCTCAGAGCTAGGGTTCAAAGTTTTTCTGTTATTTGCGAGCTCACCTTGTTGAATCTGAGACTCCAAAACAGGATTCGAAGATCCTCGCCCCAAAAATGGAACAGTTGTATAAGGTCTCTGATAAAGACTGATCTTATTTTTTGATCTTGTCATATTCGTTATATGCAATTCAGAATTAATATCAATATTACAACCACCTATACCAACCTGCTTGCTTCCACTGAAATTAATTGATGGCTGACTTGTTGCAAAAGCAACAGCATCATTCATTGGACATGCTGGTTTATAATTTGTTAATAAATAGTTTGAAGATGCTGCATTCTGAACATTACGCTGAAGAAGATCGCAAGAATCATTCCCTATTCTACTAAGATTATTAAATGTATAATTAGATACGTAAGCCATTATACATTTCACAAATATTTTTTTATTACTAAAATTATAAATTAATATGTCTATGCGGCATCATTTTAATACAGGATTCTTCGTGCCCTTCTTTACATGATTTCATGTCGCCATAACAAAACTCCGCAAATGCTTTTTGATCATTTGGTATATTAGTATTTGCAGTAGGATACCATTGTCTCATAGACATATCTAAATCAAATTGATCCCCTAAATCTTTAAATAATCTATCTTTAATACCAGTTTTATCATCAAACTGATTTACAACAAAATCTTCGGTTGCTTTATTGATCTCATCTTTAATAATTGGATTATATGATGGTGCAGCTTTTGGTCTATTAGGATTATCTTGATAATCTGTCATAAGAACATTCATAACAGGATTACTAACGGTGGGTCTTGTAAAAGCAGTACCATTTAATTGCTCTTTATTCATTGTGTTAAATCCTTCATATGGCTCTACTGTTTCACTTTCACCAGCATTTTTTTGCGCAAAATAAAGAACTACTAAAGCAATAAGAGTAGCAACTCCTGTAACTACAACACGCATATTTTTTGTAATTAAAAATCCTAATGAAGTCATTAAAATAACTAATCTGGTTATAGCATTTATTTTTTCATTAGGATCCATAGTTTTAGATGGCCATATTTTAGTTATACTATCCCGGCTTAATAAAATTGTTGGGTCATTTAACCAAAATGGAGTATTCATGTGTATATATAAACCTTAGTTTTTTTATTTATTATGCTTTACTTTTCTTTTTCTTCTTCTTCTTCTTTTTCTTCTTCTTCGATATTTTAGTGCTTCGCTCCGGTTTATTATTTTCAACTCTAAATACTAGCTTATTATCATCGCCTTCCATTTGTAATAATTCTGCCATTGCCTTATTTGCAGCTGCCGTTTTCTCTTCCATTTCTTCAGGTGTCATCTTTACTTGCTCTTCTTTTTTTCTACCAAGTTTAGCCCGAATCCTTTCTTTTTGCTGTGACAGTCTTAATTGCTGTGCCATATGCGCTTTCATTGCATTAGTATTAACATTTTTCCCACCTAATCCCATCTTACTTAACATTTGTTGAATATTTCCCATACCAGGAACATCCTTCATCTTTTTCATCATCTCTGTTGCTTCTTCCAAAATCTCACTTTCCTTGATGTCACCAGACTTTATCTTTTCATCCAGCTTATTTCCAACATTTTTAACCATATTCATTAACTTTGTGGGATTTTTCATCAACGACCCAAAAACATCTTTTACAGAAGATGCGTTATCTACATCAATATTCCAATCTTTTGCTGTCTCCTCTGCAATTTCTCTAGCAAGAGTTCCTAGTTTGCCTTCCATCATACTAGAGACATGTTCGTGAATTGTTTCTGGACTAGGCAGATCGTCTGGTGCAATATTAGGCATTTCACCATCATCAGATGATTCAAACATTTCTTGCATATTTTTCATGGTTTCTTGAAGCTTATTTTTAAACTCATCTTCATTAATTGCTTCAAATAGCTTTGCAGTGTCCCCAAAACTACCAGTGTCTTTCATATCAGGAACAAGAGAAAACATAATCAACTGCAAATACTTCCATAAAGTTTTCTTTGTGTTATCAGAAATATTTTCACCCCATAACACCCGATAATCAATATTTGGTAAAAAACAAACATTAGAATCGCAATCTTTATTGAAAATATCATTATTTTCATACAAAATATCAAAAAATCTTTCCGGGAAAACAATTGAGAAATACTTTTTTAATGATTCCAAACTTTCTTGCAAATCATCTTTATCATCTTTGATAGATAATAGTCTGTTATCAAGACCTTCTTCTAATTCTGGGAAAGTAATTAAAAGATCATTAATTAAATCTTTTAAAATCTTTACGAGAGAATGCTTTTTGTCATTTTCACTTGACTCAGGTTCGGAATAATTTCCATCATCATTAGTTTCTTTTTCATATTCCATTATTAACGAAACTAATGATGTAGTTTTAAATCGTAGATTGCTTAAATGTATAATTCAGTGAGCTTCTTAAGATTTTGAATATATTTAACTACTTTTTTTTGTTCCTCTTGATCCATATCAGATATTGGTTTTCTTAACATATTAATCTTTTCTAAAATTACACTTCCATTATCTGCCCCGACATCTAGTTTATAATCTTTTTTTAAGAAAAAATTAATATCACCATTATCAATCTGCTCGCTATATGGAAGTGTTACATATTCCCTAAAACCTTTTATTACAATTGTTGGGTTCGCTTTTCTCATTTGCTTTAATGCAACTGCTGCTGTAGAAATATCAGTGTCTTCCGGAAAAACACGCTTAATGTCATCAACGAACTCCTCAAAATGATTGTTAAATGCTGTTAAAATTTGTCTCTTAGCCATTGTATATCTTTTTACTTATTATGTTTTTAAACTTTTTTAGTGTTTTGTTTGTCTTATATCAGACATTCTTTTTTGTTGCAACGCTTCCATTGAAATATTACCAATTGTATCTGCAGAATAATTATCTGGTGGAGTTACAATATTATCTTTATACTGAATGCTTGCATAATGGTGCGTCTGTCTCATTCCGCCATCTCCTTTTGCTGACATTTCATCAGATGTTTGATCTAAATAACTATAGCTATCAGATGCTACGCCAAAACAGCTACCAAACCCACCTAAAGCATAAGCGGATGGTTCTCCATTTACCAATACTGCGCTTTTCTTACTAGTTTCAATTTGAGGCTGTACATAATTGACTATATCTTGTTCAAATAATACTTGATGCCCTCTATTTAATAGTAAAAGAGCGGGTACTTTAGATACAGTTGGTGGCAATAAAACATCTTGTCCATTTTGCAATATAATATATGTTGCGCCATCATTCCCTTTTTTGCGCTTATCAATACAAATAAAATGCATATCGTCTTTAATTGGACTTTTACTTATCATTGATAATAGTCTTTTGCAATTCTCACAATAATTACTATAATATAAAATTGTGCTCATTATGTATAATAATGATTATGAAGTTTGTATTTAAACTAATTGTCAGAAAATTGCATAGAAATATTCTCGTATAATATTTTATAAAGAGTCACTATGGATCCTAAAGTTAAGCACTTAACCGAAGAAAATGATGTTATGAGTTTTACAATGTCTAACGTAAATGTTAGTATTGCAAATGCTCTAAGGCGTATTATATTATCAGAAATACCATGTGTTGTTTTCAAAACAACGCCTTATGAAGAAAATAAAGTTAATATTGAGATAAATACTACTCGCTTAAATAATGAGCTTCTAAAACAAAGAATTAGTTGTGTTCCGATTCATATAAGTGATACGGGTGCTCCTATTGAAAATTATACAATCGAAATTAATAAACTAAATGATAGTGATGTTATTGATTACGTTACTACTGGAGATATCAAAATTAAAGATTCAACTACAGATAAATATCTTTCTGAAGCCGCTGTCAAAGAAATCTTTCCACCCGATCAATTGACTAATGATTATATTGATATTGCTAGACTCAGGCCCAAAATCAGTAGTGATTCTCCTGGAGAACAACTAAAACTTACTGCTAAACTAGAAATTGGCACGGCTAAACAAGATGGTTGTTTTAATGTGGCGAGTGCGTGTGCATATGCTGGAACGCCAGATACAGAAAAAATTGCAGACGAACTTTCTTCTCTAGAAAAAGTCCTAAAAGACAAGGGTGAGACTAAAGATAATATTGAGTTTGAGAAAAAAGACTGGATGCTTTTAAAAGGGCAAACATTTACTAAAAAAGATTCTTTTGATTTTAAAATAGAGACAGTTGGTCAATTCACAAATATGGATTTACTATATCGCGCATGCCACGTTATGCTAAAAAAGCTAGAAAAGTTTAAAAGTGATATTTCTTCAAATCATGAACTTATCATTAATTCTGAAAACACAATTCCTAACTGTTTTGATATTAAGCTTATCAATGAAGGATACACTCTTGGAAAAGCAATTGAATATGTGTTGTATGCTAAACACTATGATAGGCAAAGTAGTGACTCTGATAAACGCTTGACCTTTTGTGGCTTCAGAAAACCACATCCACATATTGACGAAAGCATTATTCGGATTGGGTTTAAACAGCCTACTGAAAAATCCATTCTTATTGAACTACTTGTTTCCGCTGCATCAAAACTAGAAGTTATATTTAATAATATTGCAAATGACTTTCAGCAAACTGAATAATTTATTAATTATATAAAATAATATTTTTTATAATTTTTTATTGATTTACCTTATTTCGCTTAGATTCTTTTGCTGCTTTACTGTATTGATAATTCAATGCATGCATCAAAATTGGAACAGGTAGATGATTTACATAATCAATTACTACCCTATTATTCACAACCTTATTTTCATCTCGAAGATCATTTATATAATGTTGATGTATCTTAAACATATTTGTTCTGTATTCATCTGGATATGTAGATAGCTTGCCTTCCTTTTTTACATAACACGAAATATAATGCTCATGCAATCTTTTTGTAAAAGCATGTACCATTGTACGATACTTGTCAAATTGATTCGCATGCTCCGGATAATAATTCAAATACTCTTTTACTCTTTGTGTGCTGCGAAGCATCAAATATCTATATTGTAGTTTTGGCTGATTTCCGCGAAGTTGTCTTACCGTTTCATAGTTAGGATTTCGTATTTTTGTTCTAACACCCGTTGTAATATTTTTAATAAAAACACCAACTGTTTTATAATCTTTACTGCCATTCGTAAAGTTTTTATGTAAATCAGAATAACTATCAAAACTATATTGCTCTGGATAACTAACCCAAGATGGGAGACTTTCTTTAATATTATTATCTATTTCAATCTCTGTAACAACATTATTTTCATTTTGATAAACTGCAGCCAAATAAAGATTTGGCACATTAAACGGAACAACTATTCTGTTTTTAGGATGCTGCAAAACAAAAGAAAAAGTATAATTTTTCGGAAAACTCTCTAGCTGCTTAAACAATTCTCTATCATCATTTGATGTAATCTCTAAATTAGATACTGCATCCAAAAACATTGTTCTAAATGTATTTACCTCCCCACCACTTTTAAAAAATCCCACTTTTCCGCCAACCGAACTACGCGTTGCAATTTCTAACTCATCATCATGAAATATGTTTATCATTGTTCCTTCAATGAACTCTTCTGCAAGAATGTTTTTTTTATGAAACTCTAAATTATTTACTGGATCATTTGTAAAATCAACAAAATCTTGCGATTTAGGTGGAGAAAAACAAAATACTTTTCCGTCTCTATGAATAACTGAACGAAATAAACCTGCTTTATTAAATTGATCTTTACTTAGCATTTTTTTATCATAACGAATAATTTGATAAGTTTTATCTTTAAAGAACCATTGCTTTTGCATCAAATTATTGCTATTCAGCATTGCAAGGACATTATCTAGCTTAGGATCTGAACCCTTTACCGATGTTTTATAAATAAGCGACATGTCGCCGCCATTAATTGTATTAAGGTCGTATTTGCAAGCAACTGCTTTTTGTGACATATTGATTTAACATGCCTTATAATCTTTAACCTTTTTTAAATAAACGTTATCTTCGTAATAGAGATAAATCTTTACTATAAGTATAGAACAATGAGTGATTCTCCAAAAAATGAAACTGTCACTTTACAATTAGGAGATATTATAGAAATTATTTCTCCTTCAGACGATAATTTAAATGAAAAACAATTTTTAATTCAATATATTGATCAAACAAAAATTAAATTACTTGGTCAGGATGGTAATGTTATGTTGATTAATATTAACGAAGAGGGAGGTCTGGAAAATGAATCTATAACAAGTATAGCTATTTTAAGTAGAAGCGATGAAAAAGGATATGCTAAACAAAATAGTTTGGTTCCCGGCCAGTGGATTGATATTTACTTTGGCGGTGATTTACCAGCAACATTCACTGGAAAAATAACTGGATTAGAAGAAGATCAAATAGAAATTGAATTAATTGATAGCAAAGAAACGATTTATATTGATTTTGCCTATAAGGGTATTCCAAATGACATTCCAATTGAAAAGTTTGTTTTAAGAGATCCTCCCGAGTTGGCAGCCGAATTACAGATAAGCGATAAAGAAAAGCAAATAACACCGGGAGAAGAAAAACAAGCAGAAGAGGTATTTGATCAAGATGATGCAAGACAAGGAGAAATGCAACTCGAAACCCCACAAGAAATACCTGAAGCAGAAGCCGCTTTTAAAGAAAGGGTCAAAGAAATTATACTTGGTGCAGATCAAATTGAGTTTGGAAACAAACTAGATTCAATTAAAATTATGGTCGAAGTGGATGATACTGAAAAAAGATACGGGATCGATAAACAAACAACCGATATGATGAATGAGCTATTATCAGATGTTCCTAACTCACAAAGAACCGAAAATGTGTTAAACAATATTCATAGAATGATCACTAGATTTAAACAATTAAGAAAACAATTTTCCAAGTTTGATAAATATGGCAATCCAGAAATGCCGGATATTCAAGGTGCTAATTTCAAACCGCTCGTAAAATCTCTTGAAAAATTAAATAATAATTTATTTTGGATTTTACCTGTTGTCAGAAACAAGAAAAAAATATATGACGCAAATGAATCAGAAGTAACTAGCTTTGATGATATTGATGCTTCTACTACAGAAGAAGATTTAGTTAAAATATCCAGTGATATCAATGAGTTTAAAACAGGATCTTTGCCTGGAAACGGATATAATTCGCTAATCTCAAGTCAAAATACTTCATTTACTCCATTTATGGCTCCAGATAATTCTGATAAAGACTTATCATATTTTAGAGTTGATGCAAATATAACTGCAATCGTTGATAACCTAGAAGACTTTTATTCAACTGTTTTTTGCAATGAAAGTCTTAAAAGAAAAAGATTTCTTATTCAAGAATACAGTCTTGGACAAAATACACTAGAAGCAACTAGGATAAAAGGTGGAGAGCTAGTTGTAAAAGTTAAACAGATCACCAAACCAGATGAGATAAATGTGAAATCTTTTATAACACTTCCAGAATATGCTGTGCAATATTCACGTGTAAAACTTCCGGCAACAGATATTATGCAAAAATGTAATCTCGCAATGCACTACATGCCTTATTGGAAAATATTAAACAAAAATACTATTGTAAAAACTAAAGAAGTCTTAAAAACAAAAGCTATTATGCATGATAAAAATAACTATCTATCAGAAGTAACACATTATTCGCATCGCCCTAATAATGAATTAACATATGACAAATATCTTGATAACATTATTCCGAAAACAAGAGTGCTATTTGATATGATCAAAAAACATATCAATGGCCGCTTGTCCCTCCACGAAATTGTTTCTTTTTTGGAACCTTTCATGATTTATCAGAGGGATTTATCATTTATGCAATACAGAGAGATGGTTGAGTTCGTTATTGAAAAAATTAACAACTTTAAAAAAGACTATGCCATATCTAAAAAAGATTATGATGTTTTGATTGCTGGATTTAAAAATTATGAAATGGGTCCAGAACTTCTAAACCTATTAAAAGTTAGCAAAGAAGCAACTGATGAAATTAAAGATGGGTATCACCTTGATAAGGTACCAATAGATATATACAATAATTCAGAACTGCTCACTCTTATAAATGAAGCTGACTGTGGAAGATACATGAGTACAATTATTGCTCTTATCAATTCAGATTTAATGATTAAAAATGGAATGGATCAACTTACAAATACAGATGAGTGGCTGGAAAAATATAATCAAGAAAATGAAAGTGAAAAGCAAGCAGTATGTAATACGATGATTCTCTCTAAAAAATATCTGGCTTTGGATGAATTAACTGATGACAATGGAAAAGCTATCTTTTTTGACAAACAATATGATACAACTTATTATGACATCATTCAAGAACATATTTCAGCAATAGACAATATACCGGATATGGCAAATAAAATTAAGTATCTAAAAGAAAAACTACAAGAAAGTACTGGGATGTCAAATAATGCATCTGAGAGAGAAGCAGAAGCAATGCTATTGAAAAAGAAACCGGTTAAAGACGGTGATTACGCAGTATTGGTTTTGGAAGAAGAAGATCCTCCTAAAATGTTATACTATAAAAGAAGGGATACTACATGGGTGCGCGATGAAGCAGTTGAGGGTGGTAATTTCACAGATAATAACAAAATATTTTGTGATTTACAAACTGGGTGTATGATGGATGATAGTAATACCTGCCAAACAACACCAAAGGCTGCAATGGATATTCAGAAAATTACTATGGATAAAATAATGAAAGAGTTTGACGAAAGCCTTAAACAAAACGCGGATGCTGTAAAAGAAATAATAAAACTCGCGGCGATTAGCTGCAATGAACGACTTCCAGCACTTATTAATATTGCAAATAAATCATTTTTAAAATACGATATTTTAAAATATAACATTGGTAGTGATGCAAAAGAGGTTATCAGCGAAGAATCTCCGTATTCTGAACTAATTGGGATAATTATGAGCCAAGGAGATTTTGTTAAAAGACAAAAAGATATTGCAAAGTTTGTTTCATACTTCACGCGACCTGCTAATGCAGAAGAAGACGAATGGTGGTTATATTGTATTTCAACAAATACCAAACTTCTTCCTACTTTTATTGCAAAACTATCAGCTGCGTTTATAAATGGAGATAACTATATGCTAGAACTTCAAAAAATTGTTGCAACCCAAGGTAGTGAAAGCGGTGACGGCGAAGCAATATGCGATAAGTATTCAGGATGGATTATCACTAGAATAGATTTTAGTACAGACGAAGGTTTTAATGCGGAAGGGTTTATGATAAGAAGCAAAGAAGTAATGGAAGCAGATTTAGGGAATGCTATAGCACAGATGCCAAATCAAGAATTAAAACAATATGAATCAGAAGAAGCAGATAAAATATTTAGAGTTGCAAATGCTCTTTGCAAATATATGGGAATTGCTTTTTCTTCTATGCAAGATTTTGTTATTACTGAGACATCTAAAATGTTATCCGCAAGAATGCCTGCGAAATCTGATTATGAAAAAGCAATTGCGGCAGCTCTTGCCAGAGGTAAGAAAAAGAAAATAGATAGTTATGAGAAAGTTTATGATGAAACATTAATATTACTCACGATAATGCATTTACTATTTGCAATTCAAACTAGTATTCCTGCAATAAAAACTAGGAAAACATACCCCGGATGTATTAGATCTTTTAATGGATATCCAGCCTTTGGAGATGCAGACAAAACAGGCTTAACGTATTTAATTTGTGTTGCAAATGGAATCAAAAGTTCGGTTGAGCCATGGAATGCTATTAAAAAACTAAGCGCTAAGAAAATAACTTCTAAAATACAAGGGTATGCAAACAAGTTTTTAATTGGGAAAGATATTTTCAATAAAAGAGTGGCTGATAAAATAGCATATGAGGAAAGTTATATACCAGATGATATTCCTGATTATTTATCTATTCAAAACTGGGTTAATTTTTTACCTCCTCTAAAACAAATTAAAATTGGAACTGTTCAGCCGATAACAAAGGCTTTCAAAGAACAATTTATAGATAATTTGAAAAGAGGATCTAAATCACAACATGAAAAAATAGATGCAATTCGATCAAAAATGATATATCTTTCTCTCGCCATACAAGAAGAAATACAAAATGTTGTTACAAAAAACATTTCAAAAAATAATACTATACTTTCAAATGCTGCGAATGAACCATTTTTAGAAAATGCATGTTGTAGTGAAAACAATGATAGTACATCTAAGTATTTTGAATCAAAGGCTCCTGAAATAATTAGATATAATGATATGGTTAAAAACTTACGCAATATATTAGATGATGTAGATAATATTACAAGAGCGAGTATTTTATTTGATCCTGAAGATACTAGAATTATTTATCCAGAAATACCATCTGGGTTTGACGAAGAAACTATATACCTAGCATTTATGACTTATTGTAAATACAATTCAAATCTGCCAATTAGCGAAGAACTGCGAGCGATATGTATGGATAAACCAGATGGTTTTAATGCAAACCTTTCTCTCTCTGAAAAGATATCTAAATTAAAAAGAGATGGCAGAAACTTCGACAACACCTCTCTTATGCAATTACTGGAAATAATTAATAAAAACCATATGGTAAAACTCAACTTACAAGAAGTGATTTACAGTGATACACAAAAAATGAAAGATCTTTTATTTTCTATGAATGAGAGAAATAGTGAAATCGTGCCAGAAATATTTATAAATAAGATGATTGATGCGATAAATAATTTTTCAGATAAAGAAAAAGAAGGGGATGTTATGCGCGACGTAAAAAATTATCTTGCAGCAACAAATCAGCAAATGGAAGCAGTTATAAGCGACTTTATTAGAAGAAATATAAATGATAATAGAAAGCATCGAACATTTATGGAATGTATTAATAATCTAGAAACATTCATGGAAAGTAAAAATAATAAAATAAATGATATATTTTCTATGTCTGGGTTTATTAAAAATAAAATTGTTGATATTACAAAAGTGTTTCCCAGTATCATAATCAATAAGGTTTCTTACTCTAATCCAACTATACCAAGTCATTGGAATATTTCTGGATTCGTCGTTAGAGATATAATGACATTTATAAATGAACACTATAAACCACTTTCCACATTTTTTGGAGACGAACCGTTGGCTGAGGCACTAAAAATGTATATGAGGGATATAAATGATATAAATTATTTATCTTCATTAGCAGTTTATGCTAGAGATGAGCTATTTGATGAACGAACCATTAAATTATTATTCAAGTTTTTATTAGAATCCTGTTTTATTTATATGATAGAATTGATTAATAGAGATGAATTATATGAACAAAGCATTGACAGGCCGTCTAATCCATTGTTAGCCGCTGATATAAAAGAAGTAGATGTTGCAGTTCTAGGACCTCAGGCAATTCCTATTTTAGAAATTATATCTGGAGAGAAAAAGAAAATGAGTGAGAAAATTGCCGAGGTTATGAACGCATTTGTTACAATTATGTGTCGTGATAAAAAGTCAATCAACTTTAATTATGAAACTCTGAAAGAGAGAGTCACTAGATCGAAAGAAAAGGAGAAGAATATTATTGTAGAATACCTAGGAGAACTTTCTGTTGAAGAAAGAGAAATTGAAAATCTATTTAAAAATCACAGAATAGGAAACTGGGCAGTAGGACAACAAAAAGGATTCAGAATATACCAGGACGAAACATATGAAGAAGAAAGAAAAATCATGGAGAAACGGATAGAAATGGAGATGAACTTAGGTAAGATTGATGGTGTAACAGAAGATTTAATGGATGTTTTTATGATTGAACGCGAGTTTGCAAATGTAACTAAAGATCAGATTGAGATGGAAGAATATGATATCAGTCATATTGGAGAAGATAATGATGGATATGGAGAAGCATATGATGACATGTAAATGTTAAATATCAGGCACTTAAAAATAATATAAAATTATAAAAATATATTATTTTTCTTTTAATTCATTCATTATATCATCTACTTTTCTTTTTATTTGTTCATTGAAAATATTATTGTATTCAAGTGAAGCTATTCTCGTGTTCATTGCGCCTATTGTGTCCATTAATAAACCTAAAATAGGCAGGACTTGTCGATTTATTATACCCAATGTTTTTGAATCTAATGAGTTTTCATGACACATCATAGTGCAGTCATTTAATGAACTTTTAACACTATCTACCTGGTTCTTCAAGAACTGAATATCTATATTGTTACTATTCTCCATATCTCGTATTTGATTTATTTTATTATCAATAATCGAATTACTCATTATATATTAGTTATTTATTATAAACTGTTATTATAACAAGATGGATAATCTTACTTATAGTAAAGTAAAAGTATATTCAATAACATATTTTATTATAAAAAAATATAACTTTACTCCGTTAATATTTTTATATAAAGATTATTTACAGAAAAGATTATCCAATAAACAATACTTAATGATACTATTATTATGTGAATCTTATAAAAGAAAAAATATTTTTAAAAATACTGTGCTTTATAATTTTATTGAATATTATTTGAAAAATAATAATTCTGCTTTTTTTAACAAATTAATTTTTGATTTAATTTAAATACTAATTAAATTATTCATATATAATGAATAAAAGATATCACTGTGTTTTTAAGAATTGCCATTGTGACAAATATAAAAAAGATATAAATAAAAAATGTAAAACATGCAACCATTCTATTGTATGGCACTCCTTGAAAGAAAAACCTCCATGCGACGGTTATCTATCTTTTCTCTCCCCTAGATCCATGGCAAGAAAGCCAATCTACATAAAAACATTTGTTATAACATTATTTGAACCACTCGTACCTCCTTTACCGATTTCATCTGACGACGATATACCATATTGCAGCGGTGTTGAGGTTTTACCGGTTTAAATATATAATTATGGTAACAATTATTTTTTTTCAAAAAAACAGTGTTTTGAAAGTCTATTTTATAAATTAAGTTTTGAAGGGTATATTTTTTCATTTTAGAAATTGAGGTTTGAAAACACTGTTTTTTTAAACAATTTTACTACATGGAGTAGAGAAAAACAGAAAAAATAAAAATATTTTATGTAAGAGTCTTATGTAGAACTGAAAAAAAGGCACTAATATTTTATATTTTTTAATATATAAAAATAAAATCTAAATGCTTACAAATGCTGACAAATGTTGACAATTTAGTTGCAAAAAGTTGCAAAAAAGTTGCACACAAATATCATTGTGTAAAATGTGACTATACAACGTGTAGATTTTCTTCATGGAAAAAACATATTAACACCAAAAAACACAATGCTACCAATGTTGACAAAAATGCTGACACTTTAGGGAAAAAGTTGCAAAAAGTTGCAAATAATAAGTGGATTTGTGGTTGCGGAAAGTCCTACAAGCATAGACAAAGTTTTTATAGACATAAAACAAAATGTACTTATATAAGTGTAGAAGACGAAATAGATTCTACAGATATTATTGTCCATGAAAAAGACAATGAAGCTATAGTAAATAAATTAATGGATATTATTATTCAACAACAACAACAACAAGAAATTACAAATAAAGCACTTAATGTATTAGGAGAAGCTTTGAAAGAAGAAAAGGCAAAAAACAATAACTTAACAATTTCTGGAAATAACAATAATATGAATATGAATAGCAATAATACTAATTTCAATATCCAGCTTTTTTTAAAAGAAGATTGCAAAAATGCTACAAGCATACAAGATTTTGCTAGACAATTAAAAATAACAATGCAAGATATCTCTCTTTTAAAAGACAATGAACCAAAGGCAATAACAAATATTATAACTGAAAATCTTAAAGATTATACAGAAACAGAAAGACCATTCCACCATCATAAAAAGAAGTGGTATATAAAAGATAAAAAACAAGGATGGGATAATAAAGGAGATGCTGAAGGAGAGAAAATAGTAAAAAATGTAAAAAATGGACTCTCTATAAAAGCGCCAAAAATATTTGTAGATAACAATCCTAACTTTTTAAATGATGAAAAGCAGGGGACCGCTTATGCAGAAACTATGGTAGTTGCAATGAAAGATGTAAATAAAAAAGATACAACAAAAGTGTTAAAATCATTAAAACCTGATTGTGAATTATAAGACTAATTAAAGAATAATTCGATGTTTAGATGATTATTTTATATGAGCAAATTATAGTAGAATGAATCGCAATTATATAAAAACACATATGGCAACTATATCTATTGCATTATTTATTTGCATATTTTCAATTATGACTTTTAGCAAACCGGCAGTAATTTATAATAACGATGGAAGTTTGCGTAATTTTGGCATAGGTTTCAAAAGAAAAACTATATGCCCCGCGTGGCTATTTGCAGTAGTAATCGCAATATTATCATATTTCTCTGTTATGTATTATGTGGCAGTTCCTAAAATCCAATTTTAATTTATATAAAATTATTTAAAATTATATAAATTATTCTGTTGAACTATACACTCTTTTATTTTTATCTTTTTCAGATTTAGATTCTTCGCGCATATCTTTCTCATACTCATCGTGGCGTTTTTGCATTTCTTTTTGTGATATATTGCAGTCACTTGTAATAATATAATTATAACTAATGCTGGATACTAGCAATCCTCCCAGAACGTACCACATAAACTCAGCAACAACATCTTTCAATACAATTACATTGTATAAACTTTCCTTTAGTTGCTTATTATTTTCCACGCCGGATCTAAACAAGCTTTTCATACTGCTCCAGAAATAGTTAAAGTTAGATGGAGTAATTTCATTTATCATAAGGCTTTTTTTCCCGTATATGTGTGCTAAAGCCATCTGAGCTGGGTTGTCTTGATTTTTTTCTGGAACTTTACTTTTTGAATAAGGTAGAAATATATCATTAATTAAATTATTTACACCTGATATCAATGCTGCAAAATAGCCAAATGTATTAGAGAAAGGCGAAAGCCATCCAGGAAAAATTGCAAGTATCATAGTTAAAGAACCAAACATAAATAGCCATGGAATAATAGTTGCAATAAATGGAATTGCTCCTTGGTTTGCACCACATTTAGATGATGCTAAACTAATATTTGCATAAAGTTGGGTTATAAAAACCAATAAAATATAACCAATAAAATATTTTTTCGAGGTATTCGCTGGATTATCGACTAGTCCTTTTCTTTGATTGTAATTTAGCATTGAATAAATAAAAGTTAAAAGAGCAAATAAGCCAAAGCCATTCATATAATAAATATGTACATAATAATCCTAAAAAAATCATTATAAATATTAATAATAGTAAATGAATGGACCATCACTAACAGAACCTGGTATAACATATTTTTTATCTCAAACTCTTAAAGAATGTAGGTCTTATAAAGATAGAAATATAAGTCTTATATTTAATTTAAGTATGACAACAGCATTTCTTTTAGTTTTTGGTGTTATATTACTTTTAAAATATAAGGGGAAACCTACACCAAAAGAAATTGCAAGAAAAAATAATGAGAAAAAGGCATATATTATCTCTAAATTGCAGCAAATAGCTTTAGTTAAAAATAAAAAGGATGATAATATGATTACAGATTTACCTTTGTGGCATGATAATACAGAAATTAGTTTGCTCCAGAAAAATATTTAGATATTTTATATCAGTATGAATGATGAAATAAAAGATGCAATAGATAATTTTTATCGTCTCAAACAAGAATACCATAATAATGTTATTTCAGAACAAAAAAAGATAATGAAAAATAAAACACTCACTAAACAACAAAAAAAACTTAGATTAAGAGATATCAAAGGTAAGTGTGTAAATTGTGGAAGCAGCAAAGGTACAATTTTTTCTCAAACAGAAGGAACGCTTAAAGCAAGGTGTGGAAATGTTGAAAAGCCATGCAATTTGAATATTGAAATATATCGAGGTATTTATAATAATTTAACAGAAGTATCATTGTTTATTGAAAATGAGTTGCAAGAACTAAAAACAAAGATTATTACTGCAAAGTTGGATTTATTATTTGGATACCAAGATGAGGCAACGGCAATAGGTAAGTTTGAATCGTATAGACAAGAACTCAAAATTATAGAATCAATGAAAATAGAATTTGAAATAAAGTTTAATAATATAATTAGAGGCAAAAAAAAATCTGAAGCTATAAAAGCTTTAGAAAATGACTTATATACTGAAAAAGAAACTTTAAAAGCATTAAGTCGGCGTTATGATGAAACAAAAGAAACATCATTATTGTCCGATATGGTTGAAATATATGTAAATGATATCAAGAAAATCAATAAAAGCTTAAGAAAAATCAAATATTCTTACAATGCAGTTGAATGTGAAACAGATGAATGTAAAACAGATGAAAGATTTTTATTGCAAGAACCTTTTAATTACCAAGATTTACAAGTAATTGTAAGCGACCAACAACCCGAAGTAAAGATCAATGTAAATTAAAATCGAGTTATATTTTAAGAATGGTAAAAATAACAAAGTTTATTAATTTTCCAATATTGATATGCAGTTTTATAGTAGGGTTAATATTTGTTAATTTATCTAAAGAGCCAGCCGAAAAAATAAATGTTTATCCAACACCAGATAATGTAGATGATATAGAATATTTAGATAAAGCAAGTAATTGTTATGCATATCAATCAACAAAAATTAATTGTCCAAAAGATGGTATTAAATACATTCCTGTTCAGGAATAATCGAAATATATAGTAGATGTTTCAACATATACAAAAAATAATGCATACAAAGTATGGCGAAATAATAATATCCATATTATTAGGTTTAGGGTTAGCGAGCCTTTTTAGAAAAGCATGTAATGGAGTAAATTGTTTAAACTTTATTGCGCCTAAAGTTAGTGAAGTAGAGTCTGAAGTATACAAACATGGAAATGATTGTTATAAGTTTAAGGCTAAAACAGTTAAGTGCGATGAAAGTAAAAAACATATTAGTTTTGCGTAAATAAGTTTATTATAGGATAAAATGCTATAATAAATAATGACATCAATGGGTTCAACTAGTATAGATAATTTGCCAACAGCAAATAATGAAGAAAATGTTGTATTGCAAACTACTGAAAAAAATAATATTGTTGTTGAAGATAAAGCACGAAAACTTCAAAAAGAACGAGAGGCTGACTTAAATATTAAAAATGCCCCTCCTGTACAAATGGATGTAAATAAGTTTGTATCAGGTATTCAAGAGGCAAGCTCGAGTGGGATGTTGTCATTGCCTTCAAGAGATATACCGCACGATAAAGATAGACTAATAAAAGATGAAAATATAAAACCCAATTTTATTCCAAAAGGTGCGCATCCAACGGATTATATTACTGAGCACCAAACAAGTGAAGAAATTATAAAGCAAAATGCAAAAAAACAACAAAGTCAAGACAATCTAGATATTTTATTTACCGAATTAGCGTTACCAACTATGATAGCAGCTCTTTATTTTGCGTATCAACTTCCTGCAGTAAGAAAGATGTTTATTAAATCCTTTCCATTTTGTTATAATAAATCTGGTGACAAGAATATATATGGATTTTTAGTGAATAGTTTAGTTTTTGGTGCCATTATTTACAGTAGTAACAAAGTAGTTAATCACTTAAGCAAATAATAATAGTCTGAATGACAATAATAATTTATTATTAAAGATTAATATGAAAGTGGTTAATCACTCAGACATGATGAAAGAATATGTTAAAGCCGTTACAAAAAACATTAATAAAAATATTGTACCAGACAAAATAGATCTTATTATAAGTGGTGGTGCTTTTAATGGGTCATATGGCTATGGCATAGCTACTGTAATAAAAACTTTGGAAAATGAAAATAAACTAAAAGTTCAAAGAATATCTGGCACGAGTGTAGGAGCTCTATTGGGTGCTTCGTATTTTTCTAATATGCTAAATGAATCAGAAAACGTGTTTTCAAAATTAAGAAAAGACATAAGAGAGTGCGGAAAGCTTAACTCCCTCTATGAAATTATTAAAACTGCCGTTAATAAAAGATTTGAAACAGATAAAGATATTGAAATATTAAATGACAGATTATTTATTAATTATACTTGCATGAAAACATTCGGGGAGGTTGTTGTAAGCAAATATAATTCAAAAGATCATTTTGTTGAAGTTTTATTTAAATCATGTTATATTCCTTTACTAGTAGATGGTAATTTTTCTCACGATGATTGCGTTGATGGAATAGTGCCTTACTTATTCAAAGACTCTAACTATCCAATTCTTCACATAAATCTCTTACATTTACCAATTATTGCAAAAACATTTTTAACAAGAAATGAGAAAAACCCTCATTATAGGACATTGCTAGGAGTTTCAGACGTATCTAGTTTTTTCATTGAAGGTAAATCAGATATGTGTTCGTGGTTAAAAGATTGGTCGTATAAGCAATTTATAATAGAGAAAATTAAATATTTGTTTTGCTTATCAATTTTAATATTTTCTTATTATCTCTCTAAGATTGAGATTCCTGACCAAATAAAAAAGTCTAAATTATGTTATATTATATCAAGTAATTCGAACTCAATGTACAAAGATTTATTATATGCTTGTTCTGGTAAAGAATAATTTATTTAAATGCAGAAACAAAAAATAAAACGGTATATCAAATATTCTTACTTAGATAGCTTAATTATTTAACAATTATTCCCATTCAATTGTTTTAACGTATGCTCCACCACCACCAAAAGCGCAATAGCATTCTGATCCATCATGATTTGGATGATTTATATCTTGATAATTTGGATAACCATAGTAGAAATAATCATTGAAGTATTCTTTGAAATGCGCTGCATCTTTTTCATTTAATTGATATTCACCTTTATAATATCCCTGTTGGTAAATACTACCATCATAATTATATATATAATAATTTACTGGATCATCATGATTATTTTCCACATATTTTCTCCATTCATTAAGATTACATTCAACCCACTCAAGTTTTTTTTCTTTCAATAAATCAATTTGCAGTTTTTTTCCTTCGCTTTCCAGTTCAGACTCTTTTTTTCTGCATTCAATTAATTCTTGTTGCATATATTTTATATCATATTCTAATTCTTCAATTCGCGAGTCGTTTTTGCGCTCATCATCAAAGACGTCTTGTACTGTTCTCACACTTTTCATAATTTATATTGAACTAAAAATATTAAATAAAAATCAATTTTATATTAATTTAATAAAATTGATTTAAATGTTAAAAACTATTCATATTTTAAATATCATAAAATATGACGACAATTGTTCAGCAAATTGATTACAAGGCTTTGATGGTTGAAATAGAGAATAGTGTTACTGGAGTTGCAACGCCGAATTGGTGGTTTGAGCGATATCCAATAGAATCATTGAATCTCGATAATAATCTGGCATGGAAAGACGATTGTGGAATGTCAGTCAAAAATTATGCAGCGCATCAATGGGACACTCTATCTTATGGTTTAAGAAGAGCATGCTATTATTCACCTGTATATCATAGATCAATTATAAACTACAAGTGGGGGGGAACCGTTTATCTTGGAGCACTTTCTATACATAAGAAGTATGGCTATGATGGAAAATGCTGGATCAAACCACCACCGGTATTCAGTCTTTTCAATAAAAATTACAGCAATGATAGCGATAGTTGTTAATTGTTCAATTTATATTATTTAACTTTATTTTGCCCATAAAAATAACCCTCTTTTTTTTGTTTTCTTTTTCTTTTTGCGTTTCTTTCTTTTTCTAGTTTTATGTTTGTGCTTATTTTTCTTTTTGTCAGTTGTAGGATTATATCTTAGAAAATACTCATCCCATTGTTTTGTACCTCTTTTATTTTTAAGTTTTTCAAAATTGGCCGCTTTTTCCGCTCTTATATCTTCCATTGTATCTTGATCTCCAACGCAGTTTAAACTAAACCTCTTTAAAAGACCTTTCTGTTCTAATCTATTTCTAGCTTGTACTGAAAATAAGTATTGTGACATACATAAAATGCGATCATGATCATAGTACGGTCTATTAGCATATAAGAATGCTAAATAAAAGCTTAACATAGTATCTATAGTAGCAACTTTTACTTTTCTTCCACTCAATCGGATAACATTATAGCTATGGCATGCCAAAGGTTTATAAATAAAAGCGACGGTTTCTTTATCTACAGATATTTCGTAATGAGGTGCAATAATTTCACCAACACCAGGTCGTTTAAATACTTTTACTTTGTCAAAACCTTCATCCATAAGTCTTTCTTTAATTATTACAGCTGACGTTTCTGGATCATCTGATAAGGCATCAAAATCAGGTGATTTTAAATGAAACATTTTTCTTTCTCGTTTTGGCATATATTTACTGTATAATGAACTCGCATATCCTCCAAAGAAAACTAATCCTTGGTCAGTAATTGAATCTCTTACCGTCATATATATGTCGTGCATGTCGTTTTTATTTTTATTTTCAAAACTTCTCATAAAATCAACGTGGTGGCATTTTGGATTTCTCATAGGATAATTTTTGTTGAGTAAAATCAGGCGTTTTAACACTTTTTCCCATCTACTTACATCTCCTTGAGGTCTGGATAATTCTAAATACATCGCCATTCTAAGATAATTTGGCGGAGCATATAGTATCCCTGCTACTTTAACAGACTCTTTGCTGATTGAATTAAATAAATCTTTTGGTATGTATGTTATATCTGCCACAGGAATAAAATTAACATAAACTTTGTATGTTCCATGATGGATCCCAGATTTGGCTTCTACATCACTATAATTATTTTTTGCATAAATATCTGCTAAAGCTTTTGCATCATTCAATGCATTGTGACTGAAGAAATCATAGTCTGGTAATTCAATATTTTTATCATAGAACTGATCTTCAGTAGGTAATATATTATTAATTGCAGTTCCGCCGTAACACACTAATTTTTTCTTTCTTAAAAAGTTCTCTACAATTTTAATTATTTTTTGCGTTTCTTCTGCCTGAGTAAGTTTTTTCCCAGCCTTTGCTTCAGCATTATCAACCGCATTTCTTAAAATTTGTAATTCTTTTTCTTCAAATGTTGGATTTTTTTTGCAAGCTGCCATTTGTTTCGTATATATAAGACAAACATAAATATGCGAAACTTTTATATTGAAAAATTGTAAAAATCTTTTTTAACCTTTCTTTTCTCATAGGAATACTCTTTTGGTGGTGGCGTTGGATCTGGAATTGTAACAGGCACAAATCTTAACGGCTCTGGTTTCAAAACAAAAGCACTCCCTCTAGAGTCAAAATACTCATCATAGTATTGCATGTTTTCATCAAAGTTTTGCATACACATACCTATAAACTGAACTCCACATTTCATTGCGGCTCTTGCATTTAAGTTCCGACTACTGGCACCTACATCTGGCATGCATATGGACATGCATTTTTTATTAAAGTTTATAACTTCTTTAATGTCAGGAGCATATTTAATTCCATTAGAATATCTTATAGCTCTCATAAAAATAGAGTTACTTGCGATATTTACATATTCGTCTAGTTTAGTATCTTCAAATAATGGATTTGATTTATCTGCAGATATGATTACTTTACCTACTAGATTTTTTAATTCAACCATCCCTATATTTTTGCCATTATTTTCATAACTATAATTTGTTCCTAACAATTTATTTAATAAAGTTCCTTTCAACTGATTTGCAATCTTATCATATACCTGCTTGTTAGAGCTCATAATTCTTAAATGAATAATTAATGGATCATTGTGATTTGGACAAGTTCCTGCAGAAAATGCATAATCATTTATTACTGACATTGCTTTAGAGAATGGAATACTATTATAGGTTTCTTTTATAGTATAATCGATTACAGAACTCGTGGCAATTACTGGTTCATTATCTAAAGAATATACTTCAAAATCTAAACATCTTGCTCCTTGTTTAATACAATTCTTTAGAGCGCATATATTTACAAAGTCATTTTTAAAGTTTCCGGCGCAGCAAGCATTATAAGCGGTCTTAATATAATAATCTCTAAGTTTGTAGCTATGTTCATCATTATTTGTATTTACATTATGTATTTTTGGAAAATCTTTATATAAACCATCCATTTTTTTACAATTACTATCATTAAGTGTGGATTTATTATGGACCCATATAATCATCATTACGACAAGTAAGGCACACATAATTAATACACCATAGTTTGCTAGAGTTGTTGTTTTCATTGTATTTTTCAAAAATGCTTGAGTTAAAGGAGCATTCATACTTATTATAACAATCTATTATTTTATCGAAGCAACAAGTTAAAAAATATCCGCTCCAGTTTATATAATGCCAGGCGGATTACTCAATTTAGTTGCTTATGGAAATCAAAATGTTATATTAAATGGAAATCCAAGTAAGACATTTTTTAAATCTACATATTCAAAATACAGCAATTTTGGATTGCAAAAGTTTAGAATAGATTATGATGGTCAAAGAAAATTGCGTTTATCAGAAAAGTCAGTGTTTAATTTTAAAGTACCAAGATATGCTGATCTATTAATGGACACATATCTTGCTGTTACGCTACCGAATATTTGGAGCCCAGTTGTTCCTCCAATGAGCTCTAATCCTGAGAAAATGTCACCAACAGCAACATGGCAGCCATATGAGTTTAAATGGATTGAAAATCTAGGTAGTCAAATGATAGATACCGTAAAGTTTATGGTTGGAGGTCAGATAATTCAGGAGATGTCGGGACAGTATTTAATGAATATTGTTGAAAGAGATTTCTCTGAAGGAAAAAAACAATTATATTATCGAATGACCGGACACGTTCCAGAATTAAATGACCCAGCAAATGCAAATGGGCGCGTAAATGTTTATCCATCGTGCTTGTGTGGTTCTAGTAGTGACAGTGTTTATAAAAAAGTTGGTTCAGAACCATCTATTTATGGAAGAAAATTATATATTCCACTTAATATTTGGTTTTCTTTAGCAGCAAAAATGGCTTTTCCTTTAGTGTCATTGCAATATTCAGAATTAAGCATTGAAATAACAATAAGACCTGTTCATGAGCTATTTGTAGTAAGATATATTGGAAAATCTCCTGCAAATAGTGATGATAACATAGAGCCATTTGGTTATTATCATAAATGTGATTTAAGCGATTCGACCTATGCATTTCATAAGTTTTTACATCAACCACAAGACGTTGGTTTAACTACGTATGATATGAAAAGGACTGACTGGAATGCAGATATACATTTGATAAGCACATATTGTTTTTTAAGTGATGATGAAATCAGATTATTTGCAAGCCAACCTCAAAGTTATTTAATTAAACAAGCAGTCACTACGGTTCATGAAAATGTTGTGGGAACTAAACGAGTTGATATTAAAAGTATAGGTATGATAACAAGTTGGATGTGGTTTCTACAAAGAAGTGATGTAAATATGAGAAATGAATGGTCTAACTATACAAATTGGCCTTTTAATGAAATACAACCTTATAATGTAATTCCACCTAGGGGTACAAATATAAAAGCGGCACCTTTCAATATTGATGGAACCATTATATATCCAGATCGAGATATTTTTAATAGACCAACAGGTATAATGTTTACTGGGAATTATTCAGAAGTTAATAAGAAAAAAATTATGAATAAATGGGGATTGATTGTTGATGGTAAATATAGAGAAAATGAGTGTGATGCAGGCGTTTTAGAATATATTGAAAAATATACTAGAACAAAAGGTAATGGTAAAGATGGGCTGTATTGTTATAATTTTTGTTTGAATAGCGATCCATTTGACTTTCAGCCCAGTGGTGCAATGAACTTATCAAAGTTTGATTCAGTTGAGTTTGAGATAGAAACATTATTACCATCTTTAGATGAAAATGCGCAAGTTAGAACAATTTGTGATCCTGAAACAAATGAAATAATAGGTATTATAAAACCGGCATGGGGTATTTATAAATACACATATAATTTAGTTGTTATGGAAGAAAAGCACAATATACTTAATTTTTCTTCTGGTATGGCCGGGTTGAAGTTTTCAAGATAAATAAATAAACCAAGTATTTAGAAATGAATGAATGAATATGATAAAAAGTTATTATGATATAATCTGGTAAATATATATAAGATTATGTCTGTCAAAGCAATCGATAATAAAGTTGCTTCTAAATCAAAAAATAAAAATAAAAAAGAACAGAAAAATGATTGGGGAGGATTTTTCTTAAATGCCATGTATTATTTACTAATTGTTGTTTTAGTGGCGCTTTACATGACAATGGCTAATTGGCTAGTAATGAAATCAGATTTAGATAGATTATATCCTTCTGGTCACAATCTTTACTTTAAAGATGCAAATGCAGGAAAAGACACTACAAATAATTTATCTGGTTTCGAAAAAGTAGCGAATAATGTATTTCCAGGAAATGCATATGGATTTCCATACACATTGCGAGATAATGATGGATTAGTTGATTTATCTTTTAAAGGACTAAGCAACTGGTTTGCAAATATGGTTGCAAACTCATATCAAGTAGAAAGAAGCGCATTTAATGAGATATTTGGAAAAAGTCGTTCCATATTAGAAATAATCCCAGAGCCAATCCAGTTAGTATGTAGTAGTGTAATATTTGCACTATCTTATTTTATTCCTGTTATTACTTTATTAACTACATTCGTGTTTTCATTTTTTGGATCTGGGATAAGCTGGTTATATGGTATAGTATTTTTCTTTATTCCATTAGAATTAACCACAGCATTAATAAATTATTCAATACAAATAATTCAATCAACAATAATATTTCTTGGAGCACCGGTTCTTCTAGGAAACAAGTTTAAGGATGTTTTATTAAGCCTTAAAAATCATGCTTGGTTATTTGGTATATTGTATGGCGCACTTTTAGTAACGGATGCATCAAAAAAACTAGATAATGTTGGATTCATTACCATGTTAGTGATTTATTTATTATCAATACTCAAAATGGCATATAATACATATATGTCAAGCAAATAAAGGTTTTAAAGTTAATTTATTATTATTAATTATATGGGAAAAAAGAAACAAAGAAAGAAAAATAAAGACCGGTCATCGAAAAAGGTTTCTATTGAAAAAGAAGAGCAAGATACAAAAAATATAGAAGCTTTTATGAAAAATGCAAAAAAAGATATGCCTTTTGTCAGTGTTTGTACAACAACATATAATATGCGACCGTTATTTAAAATATTAATAAAGTGCTTTGAATCACAGACATATCCAAAAGAAAATATAGAATGGATTATTTTAGATCAAGGTAGCGATAATATTAAAGACTTGCTTGAGGGAATATCAAATGTAAGATATTATCAATCAAACAAAAAACTACCAATCGGACAAGCACGTAATTACGTAAATCAACATGCAGTTGGCGATATTATTGTTTATATGGATGAAGATGTTTTTTATCCGCCCGAGCGAGTACAACACTCAGTTGAAAAGCTAACAGAAAATGAATCAGTATTATGCGCAGGTTGTAGTGAGACAAACATTTATTATAGCCATCTTAAAAGAATTGTTCAATTTGGACCATACCTTATAAATCATGGGGCTGCATCAAGTTTTGCATTTAAAAAGAAATTATTAGATGAAACTAGTTTTCAAAACAAATGTATTTATGGTGAGGAAAAGCATTTTCTGAAGAATTATACAATTCCTTTTGTCCAGCTAGATACGTTAAAAACATTTTTAGTTTTTTGTCACAATAATGCTAATTATAATAGAACAAAGCATTTGGAAAATATAAAACACGAATATGTGAAGATTTCAGATAAAACGATAAAATCATTTGTCAAAGATAAGCAGTTACAAACTTTTTACGATAAACAATTGCAGGAAGTTTTTAATGAATATAACAAGAAAATAGAGTTTGATGAAAAGATTTTTAAACAAATCTCGAAAATTCAAAATGAAATCCGCAATGATTTATATAAATTATCTAAATACGAAATTAACAATAAACAGATTATTGTAGAAAATCAGGAATCCCGGTTGTCAATTACGACAACTAAAAAATTAACACAACTTTATGAAAAGCAAAAAGAAGTAGTAAATAAGTTTATTAAAAAAATAAAAGAAAAAGATAATTTAATTGAAATACTTCAGCAAAAATTAGAAGAGAAAAAGGAAATTGAATCTATTAAAATAAATATTAATGAGATTGATGTTGAAGCAGAAATATCAAAACAAATTAATAGTTTTAATTAAAATTGAATTATTATGGAGTTACTAGTAATACTTTAATATGGGACCCAACCTTGTGGTTAGAAGCCACACGCGCTATCCGATTGCTCCACACGGGCAGGTAAGTAATTCAGTATTTTTTATTATTATTCTCGTGTTGGGCTCGAACCCAAGACCTTCGGCTCATAAGACCGATGCTCTACCAAACTGAGCTACGCGAGATTTTTCAAAAACACTTTGTTATCAAGTGTCGTCGCGTTTTGATTTCAACTCCTAAGCTCTGATGCTTCTACAAACTAATATATAGTATATTTTTTTTAAATCAATTTAATTATTCTTTTTTTAAGTATTTTTAGTGTTTGTGTGTTTTAAAAATTAGTTAAAAATATTTTATTTTTAATATAAAATGGTAGGTTTAATTCTATTTTTTATTCATTATATTTGTTATTGGACAATGGTTTCATTATATGATACCAATGTTCCTAACAATGACTTAAAATATGCAATATCTTCAAGTTTAAAAAATCAATTATTATACACATTACCTAGTACTGTTATTTTTTTTAATTATTATCCAATACAATATAGTAATTTTTTATTATCTATGGGCTACATTCCTGTATTAATTATTACAAGTGATTGTTACTTTTATATTACTCATCGCCCCTTACATACAAAATTGTTATATCATTTACATAAACATCATCATACTGGAAGTGTGTGCGTTGCAAAATCATTAGATGCGAATGGGTTAGAACATTTATTTGGAAATCTTGGTTCGTTTATAATAGGAATAATATTATTATGGCATTTTGGTTATATTATAAATATTTATATAATTGGTAGTTGGGTTGGCTTTGCGACAATTAATACATGCATAAGTCACAGTAATTACCAATGTCATTTAGACTCTGGCTCACATTTTTTACATCATAAATATAGGCAATGTAATTATGGATTTGGTTTATATTTAATGGACCGTATAACAGGAACATTTAAATAATTAGCAAATAAAAAAGTTTATACATAAGTTAAATATAACAAATATGTCAAACCAACCGAAAAAATCTAATAATTATATAAAATTAAACATTAATGAAGAAGGCGATGATAGATTTGATGCAGAATTAAATGATAATAAACCATATTATTATAATTTAAAAAATAATGAAATATGGAGACGTAATTTATTTGGATGGGGGCCACAATCTGTGAATATTTAAAAAAATTGAGTAATAAAATAAATAACTGCTTTCAGAAGAGAACAAAATGGGATACTGGGAAACTTCAAGTGGAGAACGATATATGGTGAATATTGATCAGCGCCTGATTAGAGCTATGAAAGACGCAGGAGCTCGCTTTTGTTGGTTTAAAGATAATCCGGGTATTGATGATGAAACCAACGAAATATTTTATGAGGAAAAAGAATATGATGGAGAGAAAAGCAGTGTTCTCCGCGAAGGTATTACGGTAACAGCAGAAAATGGAGAAAACATTACCGGTTATATTTCACATTGGGTAACAAATGCTAATAATAAAACAGCAGGAACTAATATTAAAAATTGGTTTATATTTCAACCAGGAACATATCCTACAAGCTATATTATCTCTGATAATCCATAATAAATAAAATTAAATGTACTTATGTACTCATTTTTTAACAATTTTGTTAACATTGACAAAATTGTTTTTAATTACTTATTAATGCCCTAATAATTTTTTGAGAAGTTGCTTTAATATCTTCTTCTTCAGTGACTTTCACGATTACGCTATCTAGTTGTTTGTAAAGACTTCTGCGTTGTTCGTATAGTTCTTTAAATGAATTGATGCCATCTGGAAAAACAATTGGTCTCTCCCATCCCTCGGCTGCTTTGCGCTTGACAATCAAATCAAAATCAACATCTAACCAAACAATTGTATAATTATCATTTAACATCTTCATTTCATCTGGATAGTAAATTGCTGAGCCTCCGCAAGAAAATACTCCTATAAAATCATGATGCAATGATTTTCTCTCTGCTTCTTTAAAGTCCTCCCTTCCATGTTGTTTTAAATAATCAATCTCAGACATTCCATGAACTTTAAAAAATAAGTCCCTTGAATCTAAAAATGGAACTCCTAAAATATCAGCAGTTATTTTCCCTAAGGTTGATTTGCCAGAATAACACATACCTTGAAATATTATTGGTTTGTTTTCCATTATATATAACATGAATTAGTTTATTTTATTCGGTTAAACCCACCTCTTGAAACAGCTTAAAGCTTCCTAGACATATGTACATACATTAATATGCCTAGTAAAAAGCAAACAAATGACGACTACAGTGAAGCAGATGCAGAGAGGATGATGATCGAGCGAAGGAGCAAACTCCGGCGTCGAAAATATTATCCAACAAGGGTAGGAGGTGCATGTGTAAATGCATGTACTGGTGCAGCATATCAGTGGTATCAGGGATCAAATGATGAAATGAGGTTGTATAAGGTATTTGAGGTAACTGGATATTACGATAATCAAGGATTTATGCGTAAAAGAAAAGATCCACAAAACCGCGACCCATTAATTTTGTATTATGATAGTCCAGAACAGTATATGAGTCATACAAAGTGTAATGTGAATCAAAAACTGATTGCTGAGTGGCATGAAAAGGTTAAGCAAATATTTCCGGGAGGCAGATATGATGAAGATTCCTATGAAGAATGGCGTAAAAATCATTATGCAAAAACAATGAAAGGTTACAAGAGTGGCGAGACACTAAGAAAAAGTATTTCCGATGAGGAATGGTAATTAAAATTAACAAATTAATTATTTTAAATAATTTGTTAATAAAATAATCAAAAACTTATCATAAAACAACATTTATATATCATGTTTTGTGTATTTATCAAGATATCGATACATTCTGTTTATATCTAATTTATTTATATCATATGATTCAAACATGTCATATATTTCTTCGAAAGTGTGTTTGTTTCTTAAATCTAAGAAAAAAGAAAAAACATCTTTTCGATCCATACTTAGTTGCTGACAAATATTTTGTATAAATACAGAATTATTATATTCAGTGCTGTATTTTGTTAAAACTTTTGTAAATCTAACTTTATCCGGATCATACTTTGGAATGTTTTCATTAAACGTATTGTGATAGATTTTATTGTTGTTAAATGTTTTAATCAAAGAACTCATTTCATTAAATTGCCATATTTGCTTTTGAAATGTAACTCTATCAATATAATCAGCATAGCAAATATTATTTAACGCTTTCAAATACATTGGAAACGCTTTTTCATATGGCAATTTAGATAAACAATCCACTATATTTTCGTGCCATAATAAGCCTACAATAGTTCTATCTGTTTCATTTAATGCTGATAAATGCTGTTCAATATTGAGATTTTCATTTAACAGTCTTTTTGTTATTTCTTTTGTATCCTCATTATATGATTTTTTCTTAAAGATTTTCTGAATAATTTCGCTTTTCAATAAGTTTTGATGTTTGCAGTATATTTTATTAATAGATGAAAACTTTCTTAGATCTCCTTGCAAATAGGTTATTATATTCGTTTTTGTTTTATCATCTATAGTCTTCATTGTTTTGCTGATAATCTTTCTAATCTGATTATCTGTTGGCGTTTTTAATTCAACAGTCACACACACTTTCATTAATTCTTGTATTTTTTTATCTATATGATAATTGCTAATACAAACAACAGGATTACTTGTTGAAGCCTCTAGTTTTTGCTTTTTTGTTTTCTTTGGTCTTATAAGTTTAATGAGTGCATTTATACCACCCTTATCACCACTATTCATACCATCTATCTCATCCATCATAATAACAATCGGCTGTGATTTTTTTTTAAACATACTTAGTACATTTCTATCAGCCATATTTTGCTTTGTAATAGTTTCAATAATATTTTTGTTTCTTATATCACCTGCATCATATTTAACTATATCATAACCAGCTTCTTCCAATACTTTTTTAACAAAATATGTTTTTCCACTTCCAGGAGCACCATAAACATAAATACCTCTTACTTGTAGAAGGTTGTTTTTATTATCCTGAAAATCTTTCAATGCTTGTTTAATTTTATCTGCACAGCTTTTTCTATTTAAGATATTGCGATAATCTAGTTGCTCCATTTTCTTCTTATATCTTTGATGCTATATTTTTTATGCCATTTTAAACTTAGTTTCTCTCTTGCGATATCATCAATTAATTTAACGCATCTCATAGAACCGTTTATTTTTGCAAAACAATAAATAAAGTGCAAGTAATTATAAAAAAGCATGTACCGATATTTATATCTTTTCATTTTGTTCCACCGATCAATATTTTCATATACAATATGCTCCAAGCAAAAATAATTATCATTTTTAACTAAGCTTCTAATATAACTTTCAAAATCTCTTATCGGGACCATTTTTTTTATTAAATGTCCATTCTTTTTGTAATAAGTTTTGTTTATCCATATAAGATTTTCATCTGGAATAAAATCAAATATACAATTATATACTATACATTCGGGCAATTCAGATAAGTGCGGCATTGTTAGTGTATTAAATACAGATTTCTTTGTATCATAATAATTATATTATTATCATGATATTTGACTACAACACTGAAATGGCGTAATATGAACTGGGTTGCGTTTTACTTTTTTGAACATGCTTTAGGATTGTTGGTAACACCGTCCCAAGTGAGATTGCATCCTTGTGCCCATTTCTTTTTTCTACATAATCCATCATCTCCTTTCCAGAAAGTGCCAGAAAAGTCTTTTTCGTCGTTATTGCATGTTCCTAAATTCTTTTTATTTTTGCATATTCTTTTAGTAGCATCAGACTCATCTAGCCAATAATCCGGACAATCAGCTGTTACTGGTGGATAGGCTGAATGATATTTTGTATTGTAGAGAGAAATACCTATAAATGTAAGCATTAATATCAAAATAATTGAAGCAATTGTAATTGTGATGCTTTGAAAATTAGCCATACTATATATGTTATTCTTAGAATATTTTCTGCTTGGTTAATATATATGAATACTCATGAAAACGGAAGAGTACAAATTATTACTCCAGATATAAAAAATAAGTTTGCATTACAAGATAGAATACCTGTTGCTGGAAATGAAACAGACTTTAGGGGAGCAATGACTGGTAATTGGTATGATACAGAACTCTCGAATGCATTTTTCTCTGGAAAAAATATTAAGATTCTTCAAAATGGCATAAGAGCTGGCGTATATCAAAGATCAAATCAACAATATATTGTTAGCGAACAAAAACCTGATGAACTAAAAATTATTATGAGAAGTATTTTTCTACAATATTCTAGAAATTGCACCAATGATATTAAACAACAAATTACTAAACTTAATAATTTAGTATTAGATTATGCAATAGGTCAGGTATATGGCGAAGCAAAAGGTTACATGAAATATAAATATGATGCTAGTACAATGCATGTTCCCATTGCACCGCCAGCGATGTCTAGAGCAAACGATAAACAGCTTCTTCTTAAGAAATGGTTTTAACATGTTTTCTTATTCATTCAATAATAATACCTATCATCATCAAATATTATTTGACGAAAGTGTGCAAATAATTTTAATCCACCGATAACTAAAACAACATAATAATTATATTTAATACCTTCAGTGATCAATAATATTGATAAAAATATTCCAAAAAACTCGCACCAATAAGGCCATTTAGCAAGTTCTATAGTATCTTTATAAATGTGGGATATTAATATAGCCCATCCACAAAAATTAATGAGAATTGATTTTTTGATTAGTATAAAATACAATGATATGAAATAAACTATTATTCTAAAGATAAAATCCTGGTACATATATAACTTTAATCAACAAATTAAATTGACAAGCATTTTCAATTGCCATAGTGTTCATAGATAGGTAAATGATAAATATTAAATAAAAAATTGACAAGATAATAACAAATATTATCAACTAATATAAAAACTAGTTCATACTTTTACTTAATAAAACTATGAAATCTTCGCTAGGGCAATATTTTACTAAAGATTTAACTTTAAAAAATAAAGTTTTTGAGTTTATTAAAAATAATCCTGCTCTTATTTTAGAACCTTCTATCGGGAGAGGTGATTTGGTAACGCATGTGTCAGATAAAATAGAAAAAGTTAAGTTTGACATGTTTGAAATTGACAATTCAATAACACTTTTAGAAAAAATAAACAAAACAAAAGTAATATATGGTGATTTCTTAAAACAAAACATAAGCAGAAAATATAAAACTATTATTGGCAACCCACCTTATGTTAGAACTTCTAAGGGAAATCTATATATAGACTTTACTGAAAAATGCTTCAACCTTCTTGAAGATAATGGTGAGCTTATCTTTATTGTTCCATCTGATTTCTTTAAATTAACTGCCAGTGTCGCCTTGCTTGAAAAAATGATGCATGTTGGTACATTTACACACATATATCATCCAAATGACGAACATTTATTTAAAGAAGCAAGTATAGATGTTATTGTATATAGATATTCCAAAAATACTGGTCTCGGAAATATCACCTACTATAATGGAGAAAAAAAATATATAAATAATAACAATGGTCTTATTACATTTCACGATAACGTAGTTGAAAATAATAAATCGTTCAAAGACTATTTTACGGCGCACGTAGGCATGGTAACTGGAGCAGAAAAGATTTTCAAAAATAATGAATATGGTAATTTCGAATTGCTTAACAGCAATCAACAAAAGGAAAATTATATTTATCTAGATAAGTTTCCTACGGAAAATCCATCATTAAATAAATATATGGAGTCTCATAAAAAACATTTGATTTCAAGAAAAATTAAAAAGTTCAACGAAACTAATTGGTTTCAATGGGGAGCAATAAGGAATCTTTCAATTACGAAAAATAACTTAGGCAAAGATTGTATTTATATTCAAACTTTAACTAGAAAAGAAATTGTTGCTTTCAAATCTAAAGTAACATATTTTGGTGGAGGATTAATAATGTTGTTACCACATCAGAAGATAGATTTAGACTTAGTTGTTAATTATCTGAATAGCGAAAAGTTTAAAAAAAACTTTATTTACTCAGGAAGATTTAAAATTGGACAAAGACAAATAATAAATGCCACGATTTATTGCAAATAATAAAAAAAATATTAATTATTTTTATTATTCTATTTACTTTACTAGTTTGACTTTCTTTTTGCGTTTTGCGGATTTTTTAGTTTTCTTGGAACTTTTGCATTCATTGTCTAGGCTCGTTCTATTTTTAAGATAAGCTTTATAGTTTTTCATGAAGGTATCTAGTTCATTCAACCACAGTTGATTTTCACTTGTACCTTTCAATATATTTACTTCAGCATTTTTGTTGTCTCTTTCTTTCAAAATCTTTTCTACATTTTCTTCTGTAACAGAATCCATTGGCATCTTGACGAGGTAGCTATATTTATCATCATCATCAATAATTGAATATTCACGAGATTTTAAAAGTTCTGATACTTGATTATTTTTTTTACCTCTCAGATCTATTTTGCTTGACAGTGTTTCTAGAATATATTTCGCACGATTACTTAGTTTCAGTGCATCTTTTTCTAGCTGTTTAAGTTGTGCTTTCTTTCGTTTCACATAGATACTATATCTTACATCAATAAAATGATCTATGATTTCTTTTGGACCAGCGAACTTGCGAAGTTTTTCATTTTCATCAAACACATGAATATTTGTAGTAGTTTTTGTAGTGTAAAGTTTCAGTATTTTTTCCAGACCATTACAACCATAATCTTCTTGTTTTGCCAGCAAGCTTGAAATCTTACCATTCGCGAATGTAACGGTAATATCTACTGTTCGATCAGTACTCATATCAATATAGTCTCTAATAAGACAGTCTTTCTTTTTCTTGCCATTTCCATAAATCATCTTTTCTAGATATGCTTTATAGCTATCAGTCCATGTTCCAACTGGAAGTTCGGTAATATGCACCGTTTTTGCATCTACAATTTCATATACGCCGCGAATCAAATATTTTTGTGCTTCCACCTTTTCAATTGTACCTTTGAATCCTTGATAATACACGTCAATATTTAATTGAGAGGTCGATTTATTTTTAATTTTTGCAATCAGGTATTCAACAATCTGCTTTGGATTAAAACATGGAATATCTGTACTAAATCCAGTTCCAATCCCCTTACTTCCATTTACAAGAATCATTGGAATAATTGGAATATACCATTTTGGTTCAACTAAAGATCCATCATCATCCATATACTCGAGAACCTTATCATCTAGCGGGGGATAAATAATTCGCGTTATTTTGTTTAGCTGAGTAAAGATATACCTTTCCGATGCTGAATCATTTCCACCTTGCAACCTTGTTCCAAATTGTCCATTTGGTTCTAGTAGATTGATGTTATTTGATCCAGTGTAATTCTGTGCCATATTTACAATAGTTGTATTCAAACTCTGCTCACCATGATGATATGCAGCATGCTCAGATGTATATCCAGAAAGTTGTGCGACCTTAATCTCCTTGATAAGATTTCTTTTAAAAGCAGCATACAAAATCTTTCTTTGACTAATTTTCATACCATCTACAAGATTTGGTATTGAACGATCACAATCATACTTTGAGAAATGGATCATTTCTCTTCCAACAAACTCTTTATACGAGACTTCTTCTTTATTTGTATCCATGTAAAGATTTCGATTATAGCTTTCCAACCATGTTTTCCTATCTCCTGCTCTTTTTTTGTTGAAAACCATATCAATTGTATCGCGACATTCTTCACCCGAACTAGTAAAAGTAATAATCTTTTTCTTTTTAAAATATTCCTTGAACTCTTTTGCAGTACTGGTACCCAATCCCTTATAATATTTGATATTCCACCCAGCGATATCATTATCTTTCTTCCATTCATCGTATTCGCCATCATTATAAAACACAAACTCCTGCTTTCCTTTTTTTGCCTTTAAGATAGGAGTATTCATAAATCCAATAAATCCTGGGATATTCAATAGAGTGTTCCATTGCGAATCAAACATATTGATGCACAACCCTTTGATATGTGTTCCATCCAAATCCTGATCTGTCAAAAACAACACCTTGCCATATCGTAGCTTGTTTTTAACAATTTCACTGGTATATTTTTTGCCAGTTTCAAGACCTAAGATTTTCTTTATCTCAGAAATCTCTTTGTTAGTTGCAATTTTTTTCGGCGTTTCATCTCGTACATTCATTAGCTTACCCCTAAGAGGATAAACTCCAATAGTCCGGCGGTCATCTTTCGATAGACCTGATACAACACCTGCTTTTGCTGAATCTCCCTCAACGAGCAAAAGGATACATTGGTTGCTCTTAGAAGTGCCGGCATCATTTGCATCAACCAATTTATGAATACCAAATACTGTCTTAGTTTTAGACCCATCTGTCTTTTTTGCTTCTTTATTTTGCTTTACCTCTGTAAGAGCGCACGCTGCATCCATGATACCAATCTTAGCAATTTTTTCAATAAACTTATCACTCACTGAACAGGTAGAGCCAAACCTTGAGCTAGGAGTAGTCATATTGTCTTTAGTTTGACTATCAAAAGTTGGATTATTAATATCACATCGGACAAATAGCATAATTTGCTCTTTTATTGTGCTAGGCTTCACTGCAATTTTCTTTTTCTTTAAAATGTAAGCTGACAGTTTTCTTACAATTTGATTTAGTAGATAATCAACATGTTTTCCACCTTTGCTCGTAAATATTCCATTTACAAACGACACTTGTGTAAACTCTTCTTTTGGTGCCAAACACACAGCATATTCCCATCTCTCATTGCTGCTCTCATAAATACGCTTTTTATCTCCTTTGCTACCAATATAAAGATCAATATATTGTTGAAAATGTTTTACCGGAAGTAGTTCATTATTAAACTTAACTTTCACTTTTTTATCAGTAACTGCAGCAATATCATACGCTCGCCTCTTAAACAAAGAAAGCATATCTTTACTGAATCCTGTAATCCCTAGTCTTTTAAAATCGGGTTTAAATGTGATTTTAGTATAAGGTTTTGCACTACATTTTGTAATTTTAGGTTCATGAATGACACTTAGATTATTACTGAACTCCTGCACATACTTAAGCCGACGCACATGATCTACTGTTTCAACCTTCCCCCAGGATGACCAAATAAGCACGAGTTTAAATCCAAAACCATTCTTTCCACCAACAATTTTCTTTTGTGTTTTATCATAGTTCGTAGATGTCCTAAGATGACCGAAAATCATCTCAGGAATCCAAAGATTATGTTCTGGATGCTTTGCAATATCAATGCCATTTCCATCATTATACATAGTAATAGTTCCATCTTTTTCAATTGAAAACTCAATTTTTGTAACAGGAAACATGTTCGCCTTTGCAGCTTCAATTGCTTGTTGCTGACGAACCTGATGGTCGCGACAATTTACTGTTCCTTCATCAAATAGTTTGTAAAGACCCGGTATAATTTCCAATTCTTTAGCGACGATCGTATTATTAGTATCGTCGAATATATAGGTACTGTAGTCGGTTTTCTCCATAGACCCTGTATAGGTGTCTGGATTATCAAGTACATGTTCCCTATCAGATTTTTTCTGGTATTTATTTGCGAGATTCTTTTTAGCGTCTGCCATATTTGTGTGAATATAGATGATTTTATTTTTCTAAATTGTTTCAATTTTGAGATTTAATAATATATATATTATTATAATGACATTCACTCCTGAGAATAATAATGATTTCGAGAATGCATTAAAATATTATTTTGGAGAATCAAATAAATTGTCGGTCAATATGAAGAAAAATAATATAAAAGAAATCAAAAATATTACCAACTGGAATACAAAAAATGTAACTGATATGTCTCGTGCATTTAAGAATAAAAAACATTTTAACAAAGATATTAGTAGTTGGGATGTATCAAATGTCACTAATATGTCTAATATGTTTTATGGTGCAGAATCATTTAATCAGGATATTGGATGGTGGGAAACAAAAAATGTTACGAATATGTCAGGAATGTTTTATAATGCTGTATTATTTAATCAAGATATTTCCTTATGGAATACACAAAAACTAATTAATGCAAGCCACATGTTTTATAATGCAAAATCTTTTAACAAAGGATTAAATCAATGGAATGTTGAAAACTTGAGATCAACGCTTAGTATGTTTGAAAATGCTGTTAGTTTCAACGCCGATTTAAGCAATTGGAATGTTGAAAAATTAGAAATTGCTAGTTTTATGTTTAGTGGGGCGGTTAAGTTTAATAAAAATCTTGATAATTGGAAAACTTATAATTTAAAGAATACCAGTCATATGTTTTACAAAGCAATTAAATATAATTCAAAAATATTTGATTTTGTAGAAAATATTAGCTATATGGACAATATGTTTAATAATGCGGTGTCATTTGACCAGGATATTTCAAATTGGAATGTTGAAAAGGTTAAAGATATGAGCTATCTGTTTGCCAATGCAATTAATTTTAAGAGAGATATTTCAAACTGGAATGTTAAAAACATTATTAAAGGTGGATTCGACAACTTGTTTTTAAATACTATAAATGTAAAAAAATATGGAAAACACAAAGAGTCTTTATATTTTAAAGTATTTGTGCCTAGAACAAATACTGATTTCAATATAGGACTATTGTATTATTTTCATGAAAAAAATATTATATTAAAAAATATTGATATGCATAATGCTATAATGGATATAACTAAATGGAATACTAGTTATATAACCAACATGGAATCAGCATTTAATTCTTTAAAACATCCAGCAAGAGCGACTTTTAACGAAGATATTTCAAATTGGAATGTTGAAAATGTAGTGAATATGGAGAGAATGTTTTTTAATTGTGCCAATTTTAATCAAGATATTAGCAAATGGAATCTTGATAATGTTAAAAAAACCAAATATATGATTACTCATGCCGAATCGTTTGATTTAAATATAAACACAAATGTTAAATTAAAAATAAAAGAGTTATATCATACAGATTATTTAAAAAATAATATTGTTAAAAAAATATTGAAGCGAAGATTATCAACCCCAATGATGTTCACGCTTAGTAAGTAAATAAATAGTTAGTTTTCTATTTAAAAAAAAATAGCAAACTAATGTAATGAAAGTAGATTTTCCTTTTATCAAAAACCTGGTAAATAATGTAAATATGCTCGGCAATAATCAAATTAATTTTATGATGGATGATACAAACCTAACTATAACGGATAATACTGTATTAACCACACCTCCTTCTAATATAACAGTGGGACTTAGTGCCCCTATTTCCATAATTATCGACTACAGTCCCAGAAATATCGACTACTCTTATTTATACATAGATAAAACGTCTATTAATAATCCAGAAGCTATCAAAAGTTTAAACAAAATAATTATTGATAGACTACTTTTAGAATTAGAATATAATGAAAAAGACCAATATGCCAATAATATGTTTATTTTTAAGATTACTGCCCAAAAAATAAATTATCCAATAGCCATAGATTTATTTAAAAAAAGAGTGCCTAATGCAAACGGACCATTATCGATTGGGGGCAAAATACAGTATAATCTAAGTGTATCTGGTGAGACTTTTACCGATAAGATACAATTTAATGATGAATCTAAGAGTACATTTATTAGTACCGAAAAAAATACTTTCTCAAGTGCGGGAAGTATTCAATGGGATAATAAAAATGGGTATGTAAGCATTGGATTAACAAATACTATCTTAACAAAGGATTTCAATAATCAAAAAAAATGGAACAAAGTGTTCGAAAAATGGAAAAATCTAAAATATATAATTATTGATAATAAGTTAAGGTTGTCGCTTTCCTATAAAGAGAAAGACGATGAAGGTTACATGTTTGGATTAGTTTATATGGATTATGATGTAATTGGTTGCACGTTAGATTATTTAACTCTCGAAGATGCAAAAAATACTGCAATACATTATAAGATAACCCCACAATCAACAGATTATACGGAGTTTAATTTTTCGCTAGATCCAAATATTAAAATAACCTCTGATAGCATAAATTATTTTGGCAAAGAAGAATCAGCATTATCAACAAAAAATAGCGGCGATAGCGAAGGCCGATTTGATTTAATTATTATTGAATATGCCAATAAAAATAATAAGAGCGATTTTATGCTTATTTTAAAATCTGTATTTGATAATGAATCTACAGCAAAGAAATTAAAAATTATTTCTATAGATAATGGTGAAGCAAATATTCATTATAAAGATCAACTTGGAAATTATTACAGATTTGATATTATTGAAGTTTTTACTCCAAATGATAATGAAGATTTCAAAACTGCTTTAAAATATTATTTTTCTGAATCAGAAATATTGCCAAAAGGCTCTGGTGCAATACCAAAACTTATTGGTAGATATTTTGGTGATGATTTTTCAAATAATATGATGCAAATACTTACATGGGATACTAGATATGTAACAGATATGTCTTTTGCATTTTACTCTGAAAATCTCAATAGTCCTAAGAGTAGAGGATATTTTAATCATGATATTAGCAGTTGGAACACAAGCAATGTTACTAACATGGAGTCAATGTTTGAAGGTAATAAACACTTTTTTTATGACATAAGTAAATGGGATGTATCCAAAGTTAAAAATATGAAAAATATGTTTAAAAACGCTGATTACAATAAAAAATTAGAATGGGATATTGGAAGTGTTGATACATTTGCAAACATGTTTGACGGTGCAACTAAGTATTATCAAAACATAAGAGATTGGAACCCAAAAAGCAGTGCTATTTTTGAAAATATGTTTAAAGATGCGGTTCTAATTCAAAAGCATTATAGTGGTTTTCCAGGATGGTTATCTGGAAATACACCTACGATAGAGTTTTTTTCAATAGAATCAATTCATGATCCGTTATTTTTTATTGATTCAGGAAAACAGTATATTGGTCAAATTACCAAAAAAGGTAGTTTGTCTAGTAATAATACGGCTATCCATGAGTTATTTGTCGATTTCGATACTGATATAATAAAACAAGGTATAATAAAAGGGAAAAGTAATGGAATAGATAATACAAAAATATTTACATATAATCAAAGTAAAAAACAAATATATACCAAAGATTTAGAATATAATATTAATAATAGTAATTTAAATGTGCAATTAGAGTTATACGATACTATAAATGAAACTTCTCCACAAGTAAAACCTATAGCAAAATTATTTATATCAATATCGATTGTTGATTCTATTTTCTATCCAAAAAATAGTGATGAGTTCGAGGTCGGATTAAAATATTATTTTGGCGAGTCCCAAACCCTACCTGTAAATAGTAATGGAAATCACTCAGGGTTAAATGCTGTTGGAAGATATTCTGATCTAAAATATAGAAATAAGATATCATTTTGGAATGTTGAAAAGGTTACTAATATGGAAACCGCATTTACAGATAAAATTAATTTTAATGAAGATATTAGCAATTGGAATGTTGGAAAAGTTACTAATATGAGTTCAATGTTTCTTAATACTGCAAGTTTTAATCAAGATATTAGAAAATGGAATGTAGAAAATGTAGCAGATTTTTCTTTTATGTTTTCTGGTGCGATAAGTTTTAATAATGGAGATATAAATGATGATAATAAAAAAGATATGAATACTTGGAATACAAAAAATGTAAAAAATATGACTTCGATGTTTAAAAATGCACAAAAGTTCAATCAAAATATCGGCAATTGGAATGTTGAAGAAGTTACAAATATGTTCTCTATGTTTGAAAATGCGTTTATATTTAATAGTTCTATAAATAAGTGGAATGCTAAAAATATAAGAAGCTTTAACTCAATGTTTATGAATGCCAAAAAGTTTAATGAAGAATTAACCGATTTTAATTTTGGATCTTCATTGGGTGCAAATACTTATATTGATATGGGAAATATGTTTTATGGTGCAGAAAAGTTCAATAATAATGGAAACAAGCTAGATGGACTAAACAAATGGAATATGAAAAAAGTATTAAATATTGAAAACATGTTTTATGGTGCCACTAATTTTAACCAAAGTATAGAAAAATGGCATATAAATGATAAGTTGGTAAGTTTTAAAGGGTTATTTTTTTTGGCGAAGAATTTTGATAAAGACATTAAAACACAAACTTTCAAAGAAGATAGCAATGAATATTCAGCATGGGATACAAAAAATATTACTAATATGGACTCAGTTTTTAAAGGAGCCACATTATTTTCACAATCAATTGATAATTGGGATGTATCAAGTGTAAATACGTTTAATGAGATGTTTAGTGAAGCAGAAAACTTTTATCAAAATATTAGACTTTGGAACCCAGATAGTAATGCAATATTTACAGAAATGTTTAATCAATCACCGTTGATGATAGAGCATTTTTATGGTGTTCCTGGGTGGAATGATCTAAACAAATCAACACCATCTATAGAGTTTTTTTCAGCAACGAATACTACAACTGAACCAGTTGTTAATATTATTGATAATACAATATATAATGGTCTTATAACTAATGATATTCATGATTCCTCTGAAAATATGCATTTAATTAAAATTCGTTTTGATCCAACTTTAATAAAACACATAGAAATATTGGGAAATGATAAAGATTTATTTAAACATGAAAAAAATAAAATCTTGTCAAAAAAAGAGTTTTTCTTTAATTTTAACGATAATAGCAAAAATAGTTATAATATTAGTTTAGTTTTGTATGTCGATGACGATAAGAAAAAACCAATTGATACAATACATCTGTCAATATCAGTTAAAAAGGGGATTTTCATTCCAAAAGATAATGAAAGTTTTATTATGGGATTAAAATATTATTTTGGAGAATCTAATGCTATTCCAAAAAATGAAGATAATAAATATTCCGGTTTAGTGGAGATTGGAAGATTCAATAATAGCGAACATAGTAAAGAAATATCATTTTGGAATACAAAAAATATAACAACCATGAAGGAGGCCTTTAAAAATAAGATTGACTTTAACGAAGATATAGGTAGCTGGGATACTAAAAACGTCATAGATATGTCATCTATGTTTGAAAATGCAAAAAACTTTAATCAATCTATAAATGAGTGGATTGTTGATAATGTTACTGATATGAGTAATATGTTTAAAGACGCAATACGGTTTAACAAAGAGCTAACGAAATGGAATACTAGTAATTTATTAGACATTTCTGGAATGTTTATGAATGCACAATTATTTAATAATGGTACAAGTGACAATTTAAACAATTTTGATGTTTCAAAAGTAAAAAATATGTCTTATGTCTTTAGCAATTCTAAAAGTTTCAACAAAGATATTAGCAAATGGGATACAAAATCTGCAACAACATTTTCACACTTTTTTCATGAAGCAACTAATTTTAACCAAGATATAAATCTTAAAATAATGAATGATACAAAAAGACAATATTTTGCATGGGATACTCATAATGTTAAAGATATGTCTTACATGTTTGATGGCGCAAAAAACTTCAATAAAAGTATTTCAAGGTACATAACTACGTCAGTAACAAATATGCAAAATATGTTTGCCAACACGGATAATTTTGATAGTCCTATAAAAACTTTGATAACATCAACGTCATTAAATAATTCGCTGGTGAATATATTGGCATGGGATATGTCAAATGTAAAAACGACAGCATATATGTTTGAAAACAGTAAGGCGTTTAATCAAAATATTGGCAATTGGAATCTTAAAAATGTTGAAAGTATGGATAGTATGTTTAAAAACGCCGAAAAGTTCAATCAAAATATAAGTAGGTGGGATGTAGGGAAAGTTATTGAGTTTAAAGAAATGTTTATGAATAGTGAGAGTTTTTTTCAAAATACAAGATTTTGGAACGTAAATGATGGTGCAAATCTTACTGATATGTTTTATGCGGATAACGATAATAGTTTAATAATAGATGAGTTTAGAGGTATTCCTGAGTGGCAAAGTGGTTTTACTCCTTTAAAAAGTTTTTTTAATTTAAAACAAATATTTTTTGATGCAAAAGGAAAGGAAGATAGTAAGTTTTTGTTAATATTTAGTAATAAGAGTAATTCTATCACAGGAGGAGTATTTATTGAAAACAGTTTTGACAGATTAGATTTAGTAAAAAGTAGTAGCAATAAGTTTTTCATAAAAGATAATACTCTTGTTTCAAGAGATTATTTAAAGTTTGATTATAAATACTCGGATAATAACATTTATAGTTTCCAAATACACGCAATTAAGAATGATATTACAATTGAGATAATAAATATTATTTTAACTGTTGAAGAAATTGATTTAAATCCAAAAAATAAACATAGAAAATATGCGTGTTATTTTGGAGGAGGAAGTGGAAGAGGCGGTAGCGGAGGGGTATATTGCGCCAGACCTTATTTAGATTCTGGGTTATTTGGTTCTGGTATAGCAAATCAATTTAGTGGATCTTACAATAGACCTAATAATCTTTTAACAAAATCTATGCGATACTCGTCGTTGCTAAAAAACTATTCTCACAGAACCTCAATAGCATTTTTATCACCTAATTTAAATGCTTTCGGTAAATGGGGAGGTGCTCCAGGTGGTTCAGGTAGCAAACTTAAAAACTTATTTTAACTTCAGTCATTTTTTTCTCTCTATTGAATATAAATGAAGCGTCATCAAAGGCAATCAGATGGAAAATACCACATCAGAGGTAAGAAATATGAGCTTCTTGAAGGTTCTAGAGCCCAGGTATGGCATCACACCGCCTACAAAACCAGTGGCGGTCTTACAAGAAGTCATCTTATGAAAAATAAGCATGGTCGTATTGTTTCCAAAAAGAAACATACTACTGCCAAGCGTCAGAAACGCCTCGAAAAAGCTGGATACAAGCCAAAGAAAGGAAAGTTTGTTGTTATGCGAAGAAGTATGCGCAAAAAGAAGGGTAAGAGTAAGAGTAAGACACGCAAAGCTAAGAAAAAGAAGCAGAAATAAATAAATCAATATATTTATTAATAATAAAACTATTGATTTTTGTAATATTCATTTTATCAACTTATTTGCATTTTCAATGTTAATATCAAATAATGGCATTTTTAAAAGGAGTCTATCCGGAAAACTAGATGGATCGTCTAAAGCATTTACATTTTCCCCTGTTTTTATAAAATTGTCTTTTGAAAACTTATCACAAATACTTATCTCATTTAATTTATCAAATATAGATTCAATAATCTCCGTTTTTAGTATTTGAATGGGAACATTTATATCGATGATATTCTCAAAATTATTAATGTCATAATGATATGGAGAATATGTAAAAGTTTTCATATCAACTGACAAATAAAAATAATCAAACTTTTCTAACCAACAAGAAACTGCTATTTTATTTAATTGAATTGGAAAACGACATTTTTCTTTAATATATGAAAATCCTTCATCTGTTAATGACATAATCAATGGCACTCTTATAATTATAACATTCTCTTTTGCAGTGCCATTTAATGTATTAATCAACGGATTTAATGTCGGTAGCTTATCAGCATTTTCATCATCATCACTACTGCTTTGATAATATCTAATCATCTTAATGTATAAACTTATTATTATTTACTTACATACCCCAGTAATTATTATCTATCTCTCCATGCTCATTTACATATTGTACCAACTCTTCTCTAGATATTTTTTCAAAGCATCTTTTGCTCATATTAATTAACCTATTTTTTTGTTTAATATATTCCTGATAGCCTTCATACAAAGAAATAAAATGATTGCTAGACATTTTGCATTCAAGTAAAAACAACGCAACTTCTTCTTTTTTATTCCATAATTTGCAAGACATATTACATATATATTTATTATCTTCAATCAAAACATCTGGGTAGATGTAGTGTAATAATTCAATTACAATATCGTCGGTAATATATGTATTTGTTTTTGTTTCCGGGCTTTTAGCAAATAATTCAATAATTTCTTCAATTTCAATTTCTGGAGCGGTTACATCTTCTTGCATATTTTCATCCCAGAAAGATATAAATGATGCAACAACTGGCAAATAAGTGCTGGTTACATTATTATACTCATCGGTTTCTTTGTTATATGAAAGTTTTTCTTTGAAAATATTATTTAATGTATCATAAAATATGATATTTGGAATATTAAGTTCGTCCAAAAACTTTTTCCAAACAAAAATCATATTTTTAGATTTAATAGTAGCTCCCTGACAAGAATGAATTGTTTTTTCTAGGAAATTATCAACTAATCCTTCTGGAGATTTATCTTTTATAAAAAATGCATGATTATAAAGCTGTTGTTCAGTTTTTTTATCTTCCAAAAACCCATCTGCGGTTTTATATCTATCCGAATAGTATTTTGCAACGCAAAATAAATCCATCATCTTTTTTGATAAACTATTTTTAGCTTTCAGCGCTTTTTTAGATGGCGTGTTATGTAAAAACCTGGATTTTGAATAGTCATGTCCATAATATTTGTATTTAAAGTTTGACAACAAGGATGAACTGCCAAAGTAAATATAGTATGAATGTTCAATCTCTCTAATAATTTCTTTCAATGACCTAGGAATAATATAAACAAGCTCTTTATTTTGGTTAATACAATCACCAATACTAGTTAGAAAATGTTTAGCACTATTCTTTGATGGAAAAATACCATCTTGTAATTCATTTAAAACATTTTGGATTGTATCTGATTCAGGTATAGCAGTTATTGGAGATCGCTCTCTTATTAATTTCATAATACTAATTTTCATTTTATGTTTCCATGGGACTAAATCCTTTTGACAAGTTATGCTAGAGAGAATCTGGTGTTGAATATCATCTTCGCTGTATGCTTTGAATGTTATTTTATCATATTTAAAAAATTGTTCAATCCTAGGACAATAATAATAGTTATTTCTAGATAAAAACCGAGTAGTGAAATCTTCGCCGTATGCAGAAAGCCTTTCTTTACGCTCGGTTCTTTCCTGGAAAAGTTCGGCAGCCTTTTCTAATGCACTCGGCAAATATGAAGTAATATAAACATTTAAGCGCTGAAGAACATATTCGTCATCTTTATATTTATTATACAAGTTTTCAATATTTTTTTGCATTTGCTCCATTTATAAGGTAAAAAATATATGTTTCTAGATTGTTTATTGAAATATATACTTATTTATTAATAACAGTATCACCATAAGCATTTAAAGGTAGCACTGCGTTTGTTTGTATAGAATGACTTCGTTTAACGAATCTAAGAATATTTTAACAATTCAAACAGTCCAGATTGCGCCTTTTAGAACATTAATGACAGCTCTCAAGGATATTTTACTTGAAACAAATATTACTTTTACACCTGAAGGTATTAAAATTATTAATATGGACAAGTCTCATACTATTCTTGCTCATCTTGCTCTTCATGCAGATCGATTTGAAAACTATGAGTGTAAGCGTGATAAAATTATTATTGGTGTAAATATGCTGCATTTATTCAAGCTCATTAATACAATTGATAATGATGATACATTAACAATATATATTGAAGAGAACGATTACATGGACGGAGTTGTACAATATTTAGGACTTAAGTTTGAGAATGGAGAGATTAAGCAGCAAAAGGTACAAAAGCTAAGACTTATTGAACCAGAAGTAGATGAACTAGATGTGCCTGATGTAACATTTTCATCTGTACTGAATCTACCTTCATCTGATTTTCAGAAAATTATTAGGGATCTTTCATGTATCTCTGATAAAATTGAGATTCGGTCGGTAGCAACAAGTGATGGAGCTGAGCTTATATTTAAATGTCGAGGTGGGTTTGCAGAAGCAGAAATCAGGAGGGCAGAATCAGATGGTAGTATGGAATATATTCAAAAACAAGATAGTCATAAGATTATTCAAGGTGAGTTTTCATTAAAAAATCTGGGATACTTTATTAAATGCACAAATCTATGTAGCCAAATTGAGATTTATCTTGAAAATAACCTTCCACTTGTTGTAAAATATAATGTTGCCTCCCTAGGAGAGATTAAATTAGGACTTGCTCCATTGCCTTCATAGTCCGATATTGAATGAATAAGAAATAAATAAAAAAAACAATTTATTAGTTGTTGTTTTTATTTTAATATTCGGGGTTGTGTTTTCTAAACAAACAACCCTTTGAAACAATTGCATTGTCAATTTGATTAATATACGAAGGATCCTGACATTTGCAATTTGCCATCCAAATCTTAATTACGCAAAAGTTTTTTTTAGGAGATATTGTTATACCATTAATATCTTTAGAGATGGGTTTTTTTGATAATGTTTCGCCAACAACAGAATATGAAATATTTTTCCATGTTATTCCGACTGCTTTATTGCTGACCTTATAAGAGAAACATCCGCCTTTTCGATTTTTTTCATCCTCCCAGGTAGGCTTAATTCCTTCTCGCATCAAAAACAACATACAATTTTTGATCATTTTTATTGGTAGAGTTTCTATTATACTAATTGCCTTCTCTACAGAATTGAAAGTAAGAATCTTTTTGTAACTTTTAAGTGACCAATCTGTGTCATGTGGCAAATGTGCCCACAGTGTCCATGTATCACTCAAATGATGGATTTCAGAAGAATTATCTGACTTGGTTTTCATTGTTTCCATTGCAGTTACAGATCCATCCATTATATATTAGAAAGTCAATTTTTCTCTTTATGTCAATTTATTATTTTGATTTATTTTAATCAAATCATTGACATAAAGATTTTTACTTATTATTTATTTTAATTAGAACCTTTCATTATATTACCAAACCAATCCATATAGTGCTGCACTACAACATTTTCATCTTGAACTAAAGCATTTTTTTGTGGTTCATCAACCTTGAATGATACTTCTACTTTATAACAATCTTTCGTAACCCGAATATGCTGATGGAGTTTTTCATTATGAACAATCTCAACTATATTTACCGAATTATCTATAACAGAAACACTATAATTTTCAAATGTATTATCACTATTTTTTTTTAAATCAATTCCACACCATTGTAGGTATTTTGGCGTAAATAAAGTATTTCCTATAATATTCACATTTACATCATCGAATAGTGTAATTTCTAAATCATCTTTGTTTTCTCTTTTCAGTGTCGCGCCAATATAATGTACATCGCTTTTAACAGGAGGGTTGTCAATATCATCGATGTTTGTAAAAAACTGGATATCATTTTTAGCCTCAGTATTTTTATTTACGACACTAATGAAATCATATTTTACTTTTTCAGATTTATTAGACTCATTGTTAGATTCATCATTAGATTCATCATTAGATTCATCATTAGACTCATCAACATTGCCATTATCTCCTAAATATTCTTTTGCTTGCTCTAACGTACAGTTTTCCACTAGTTTTCCGTTATAATAAATAAAAATTGGCTTTTCTTCCTGTGGTGTAGAAATTGTTTCATAATATGGCATAATTACACTTTTGATGTTTTTATAGATCTTGTAACACTTAACACCTGCCTTTGCAGCTTGCCAAGCAACATCCGTTACTAGCTTAGATACTGTTATTGGATAAACATTATTCCAAAAATAAAGTGCTAACCCAGTTGTTGTCAAAAAACCGACCGAATAAAAAAAATTATGAACCGTGTCATCATATTTCTCTTGCATTCTTTCCATTTACTTATAGATAATATTTTTGGTTTAATATCTTTTCTTTAAATATTCATATGGAGAACCAATTTCCATTAAAACTGCAGTATAATCTTGAGGACGAGTATCGGTGGTGTGAGTTAGAAATATTAAATAATGATGGCTCTTTTCAAAAACCCATTAAATCTATATATAAACTAGATGATCTCTCTGATACTTTTAAAGCAAGATATCTGTATTCAAATGAAACAATGCTATGGATATATATCAATGCAAAAAAAGAAGACGTTAGAATAAAACCTAGATGGTAGTTAATTATTATCATAATGATTTATTTCCTCAGGAGTTCCACTTCTAAAATCATTTGAATTATATCTTTCATTTTCGTATGACTCTTTCATATTTTTTTGATTCAGTATTTGTTTTATTACTAGAGTTTAATGATACAGGATATTTCGTGGAATAATTTAATTTACCATTTTCCGGTGATAATCCGAATGTAAATAAAAGTAAAGTAGTTATAATTGTCATCATAATAAAAGGAAGAAAAACAATCATCCATGATACGATACCTAAACCTCTTTTACATAGTACATTAAGCATAATAGTAAAAATAATCATAACCATAAACTTAAAAAAAGCGGTATTGTGCATATTTTTAAAAATATCTATTATTATTTGAGTTATTGAAAATGCAACATATAATTGTGCTGGTGCGCATAAGTTTTCAAGCATCTTATAGTATTAGTTAAGATTATTGTTGATATTTTATTCTGAAATAATTGGTTCGCCATCTTTAAACTCACCCACACAGTCACCAACAGATTCATCTTCACAAACCTCGTAGATTTTTCCATTTTCATCATCATTTGTGTAGTACGTAATCACTTCTCCATCTTCATCTTCCATTTCTACCATAAACAGTTCTTCTACACTTTCATTATCTGAATCATCATTCTCCTCATCTTCTTCTACCTGTTCCGCTTCTTCTACCTCCTGATCTTCGCCCTGTACCACTTCTTCTACCTCCTCCTCTTCTTCTACCTCCTCCTCTTCTTTTTCTTGATCTACATTATCAATCATAGCTTTCCGAGGCTTAATGGGAATTGCTTCCTCATCCTCATCCTCATCCTCCCTCCAGCGCTCTACTCCATTTTTATACCAATACATATATTCTTCTGGATTTTCTGCATAATTAATCCTATCGCCATCTGCATCAATAGGAAACTCTTCTGCATCTACATCATCTGCATCAACTACCGCTGGAGTTTTTTCTTCTTTAGATTCAGTCACACTATTTGAGATTACGACTTGTTTCTTATTATAATTGTTGACATCTTCTGCTTGAACTAATGAGTTTAGAGAAGAACCAGATGTCACTGAATGACAATTGTCTTTCGAGACAGGCTTTGAAGTTTTCACACCTACAATGAGATTTTTCGCAATTTTATTCATTGTTGGACTATCCGGAAAACAATCATATGATTCAATAGATATATTTGAAGTATCCGATTCAGTATCCGGCATAATAGACAATATGTCCTTAAAAAGCTCATTATGATATTTAACAATGGCTTCATCCGCAATTTCAATAAGATAATCGCTGAAATCATGAATCCTGGCAACAATTTTAGAATTACTTTCGATATTATCTGTTTCTACTAGCTTGATTTGATTTTTATCTGACGCAATATCGTATTCATTATACAAAGAACTAATTGAAACCGCTTCTTCATTCGCTGGTGCTTTTTCATGAATATTAATTTTGATTCCATCAATGCCTAGCTTAACTCGCAATTCTCTGTTTTCTAGCAAAAGCTTATTATACTCTGGCGAGTTAATCAGCATTTCTTTCACATAATTATAACATTTTTCATTGTATTTTATTTTTTCAACCAAAGGCTGAAGTGCCTTATATACTCCTTCTCCTACTGCATTGTTTATTGACCCAATAATTGAATCAATACTTGTATCAGACATATTGTTCTTATCCATTGTAGTTTATTTGTTATATTCTATTAATGTAATTCAGTGATTCAATTTTTATGTTTAATTTAGTTTAGAGATTACTATTATATCTAATAAAATGACATCTTATGAAGAAGTTAAAAATCTTTATGAATCAAATAATAAATTAGAATTATTTGAAAAAAAAGTAAAAGAATCCTGTAATGTTATTATGAGACAAACTGATTATGATTATGATACTTCTCATGAAAAACTAAAATTGCATAATCTAAGCGCTACTAGCGTGATAAAAGAATATATGGGTATTCCCGAAAAAAAACTTCACGATAAAACTACTAATCAGAAAATGTTTGGCGAGTTTAGAAAGTTTTTAGATGATGCCAGTAAAAACTATTATGAACAGCGAGAAATACGGGAAAAAATGCAATCTAGAATAGATGCAAATAAAAAATAAATATTTAATATTTAATTCTATATTAAATATAATGGATAACAAATTAAAGTATAATGCATATTTGTTATGTGAAAGAATAAGAGCATTGACACAAGAACTAGACAAAAGTATTAAAGATATATCTCATAAAACTGCTATTGAAAACGATGAACTTTATGACAAAGTTTATGATAAAACATATGAGAAAGTTTATAAACCTCCAGCCGGTATAAGCGGTACCGCTTGGGATAATGCTATAATTCAATGGAAATCTTCACTACGTCGTCCATGGTAAGATTATTTAGTTGTTATGAATCATTTATTTATCATAACAACTAATCATATTTATTTTAAATTGAAGTTTGACATCAATATTTCAGATTTAGTTTGCCTTTTTTTAGACCTTTTAAGTTTATATGTATTATTTTCACTAAGTGATCTATTATTTATCATAAACTCTCCATTGTCTTCATGCAATTCGGGCAAAGATCTAGATAACGGTTTATCTACAACAAGCAATACTCTTTCATTTTTAAGCAATTGTCTATATTCTTGAATATTTAGATTACCATAAAACTTGTCTAGCGTGTAATATGGATTTGGCGCAGGTTTTATATTTCGCTTATAATCGTAAATCTTACAATAAATATTATTCAACAAATGATAGCGTTCAAACTTTGTTGATGTGTTTAAGTTTGCTTGTTTAAATAAATATGCACATGCACATTCTGGGCTGCAAAAACAACCATAAACTTCATATGTTCCATTTAATTGATGTTTTGGAATATAAATAGGTGGATTATCAAACTCGCAAGTACAGTAGAAACAAGCAGATTTTTTATCAGAAATATTATTGCAATGAAGATCTATTGTTAGTTGTTTTAACTTTTCAGCTATCACATCGCGTATATCTTCTTTCTCAGACTCTTTATCATTCTTCTTTGAAACTTTTTGTTGAATCTTTCTAGTTTCAACAACACTATACTTAATAGAATCCTCATTATCAAAATTGTATGAGTCTATTTTACTAATATTTCCTGGATCATATTCTGTGTATTCATTAGAAAAAAATCCAATTTTCTTTAAATCCTCTTCTCCACACTTCAAATGCAAAATAATATTAGGCTCTACTACAATTACATTTTCTTTTTCTGTCATGGAAGAAATAATTTTTCCACCCTTCGGTTTTCGTCCTCTTTTCTTTGGGATTTTCTTTTCTTTTGAGGCGTCATCCTTTTTCTTTTTTTTAGGACCGCGTTTTCGTTTTACTGTTTTCTTTGAGTCACCTTTTTCAGATACCATTATTAAAGTATATTTAACTTTTCGATTTAAGTGCTTTTACTAAAACCTTGAAACAAACTATTTTAATAATATTTACAACAAATCCTCAATTAATTTTGAATATTTATTAAGATCAGGTTTCACTAATTTATCATAATCAATCTTCAATGTTTTATCTCCCCAATTTCTCGGCTGAAGACCATTTACCTTTACTGGATATGGCCAATGAGAGGTAGTTCTAAGCGTGTTAAAATATAATTTTCTTTTAGTTTTAATTGATTTTGTGTATTTTGGAGAATCTCTAGGAAGCATGCAAACATATTGGGCGTATCTTTCTTCACAATTAAAACTTCCATATTGATTTTGGTGAAAAGTTCTGGAATCCCAAATAGCTATAGCTCCAGCAGGTATATGCAATACTTTTCGAAGAGGTTTTAAAAGATTTTCATGTCGATCCGGTATTCTTTGCCAAGCAACAGATGATTTTTCTCTCCCTAATTGTTTAAAGTACTCATTATGAATTGTATGCGTGTTTTCCCAAACAACTAATGTTCTTTCTTTATTATCTGTCAATCCTACAATTCCCTGATAGCATTTCAATCCATTATCTTTAGGTGCCTGATCACTATGGCACCAAAAGTTGTCTTTTCCTCTGAAGTCTTTTGGTATCCAACAAGCCCCATCAAATGATACTGCCAAATTATCTGTACCCCATATGTCAGCAAATACCTGTTTTACATTAGGCCTAGTTCTTATATACCACGCATGCTCTTGATGGCCAACTTGATGATGCTTATATATACCATGGGGATCGCATTTTCTATGTAGCATATTATGATTTGGTATAGTTTTTTGCCAGTTTTTAAACATATTCAATGCATTATGAACTTCTGATTTTGTTAAAACATCTGGTACAACTAAGTAGCCCTTTTGCTTTAAATGATTAATCTGTTGTGTTGATAACATCATTTTGGTTAAATAAAAAAGATTATTTGAATATAATTTCAATTTTTATTTTTTTTGTGATAGCATTTCCTGCATAAAGGTATATAATTATCATTACCAATTACTTTTTGCTCTTTTTCTTTTGTTATTCTATGACTAAATATAGCAGCATTTTTTTTACAATCACAGCAAATTGATTTAAGCTTTTCAATATGGTTACTATGTGGTATGATATCAAGCCAATTTCCAAAAGTATCTCTTTTAAAATCTCCATCTAATCCGCATATGTGTATGCTTTTATTATACGGAGGTTCTGCCGCTCGAGTTACCCATTCTACTACATCTGGGAAAAACTGACCTTCATTTATAAGAAATACTTTTGTTGTTTTCATTTTGTTTGAATCAAGCGGTATTGCTTCAAATAATTGTTTTGCCATTATGCACGGAATCATTTCTTTATTATGAGTACTCATCATAGATTCATCAGTATATCTTATGTCTTCTGCATAATTGATAACTTCAACGGGAATCTTGCAAAATGTACATTGCTTGTAAAGTTCTCTTAACTTACTAGTTTTCCCGGAATACATCGGTCCAATGTACATTCCAATAAATCCAGAATCTTCAGGTACATTCATTTCTTTTATTAAACAAGATAAATATTAATCAAATCAAATCAATTTTTACTTCTCTAAACTAACTAAAAGAAATAACACTATCTATTTTAAATGGCAAATACTACAATTCCATGGGTCGAAAAATACAGACCCACTAGCTTTGATGAAATTGTACTAGATGATATAAATCAAAAAATCCTGAAAAATATTATTCAGAAAAATATTTTTCCTAATCTGCTTTTATATGGCCCACCTGGAACAGGTAAGACCACAACAATTATTAATTTGGTAAATGCTTATCAAAAAAAATATAATCAGAAGAGCAAAGGCCTAATGATACATTTAAACGCATCTGATGAAAGAGGCATTGATATTATTAGAAACCAAATCTCACAATTTGTTAATTCTAGTGCATTATTTGTAAATGGTCTCAAGATTGTAGTGTTAGATGAGGTAGATTATATGACAAAAAATGCACAACAAGCGTTAAAATATTTACTACATGAGTTTACCGGAAACGTAAGATTTTGTCTTATTTGTAATTATATTAGCAGAATTGACGAATCTTTACAAAACGAGTTTCTACATTTAAGATTTAACCAGCTGCCTTCTGAAAAAATTATCGAGTTTCTTACCAATATAAGTCATTGCGAAAATATAGAACTCGGAGATAATATTCAATACATACAAAAAATCTTTAAATCTGATATTCGCAGCATGATCAATTATATGCAATCTAATTACCTAAATCTTAAAGATAAAAAGGTTATCAGTAAGGAAGTGTGGGAAGATTTTACGCAATCAATTAAAAGTAAAAATGGAAAGAAAAAAATTGAAAAAATAGAAGAAGAGTTTTCTATCAATATAAAAAACATAATAAAAGATTACTTAAATCATGTTATTTCAAATCATGAACTCTTTGTTACGAAAGAGTTTTTAGATTTTTCTCAATCTTTATTACACCTAAAAGATCCTAACTTTGAGTATTTAAAAATCTATTTCTTGAAGAAAATGGAGAAAGAACTTTGTAAATGATCTTCATACGGTGATCCTGCGAGTCTTTGCATAAGCCTACTATTCCAGCTGTTTGGGGGCGTGGATTTATTTGGATTAAAAAAGTTTTGTTTTAAGCAATATTCAGTAGCGTCATTTTCACTAAAGCTTTTTCCAGAACATGGCACAGGAATAGGTCGAGTATGCTCATAATTAACAGATTTTCTTTTATACGTCAGCATGATTTATTCTAGGATTAGAAAATAAATTGAAATAGAACTACTTAAAGAAATAATATCAACTAAAGTAGCTATGGCAACAATGTTAGATATCAATGAAGCGTGGGAAAACTTTTGCGACGGAGATTATGAATCCGAATTAAATGATAAAAAAAATACACCAAATACATGTAAAGAATCTCCTAAATGTTCTCCTATTTATATATCAACAAAAACAAAAATATCGTATCTAAATACAATTATAAATCTTAAAGATGCTTTTTGGAAAGTACCTATTGTACCTTATCATAAAAGAGAATGTGGTGTTATAAAAAAACAAATGAAGTTCAACTCTAATAGTGAAGAAGAACTAGAAGCAATGCAACGGAATCTATCTGATAGCGTTTATACGGATGAGCACATTATCAGTCGGATTATTAATCCAGAAGGCAGGATTAAGTTCCGTGATGTAAGAAAAGTTAGCATTGGTTTGTGCAAAAAAGATATTACATCATATAGGTGCAAAAAGAAAGGCGCTTTTTACAACTGCTTTGCATTGATATTAAGAATTAAGTATAAGGGTGAGTTCAAAGAGATTCATGTAAAGGTATTTAATACGGGTAAGCTTGAGATTCCGGGTATTCAAACAGATGAGGTATTGGACAAAACATTAAAATTGCTTACTCAGATGCTGACATCTATCTCTAGTAAAAAAGATAAAATTACGTGGTTACCGGAAAAAACAGAAACAGTATTAATTAATTCTAACTTTTCATGTGGATATTATGTAGATAGGGATAAGCTTTACAATATTCTTAAATATAAATATGGGATAAATAGTGCATATGATCCATGTTCTTATCCAGGAATACAATGTGC